CTCAGTGTTTGTGTTGAAGGTGATTGTACAGGAGACCGAGTTATCACTCCAGTAGCGTTGAGCAGTAGAAGCCAAAGCCATTTTTTCAAAGATGGAGACATCTTTTTCAGAACGCTTTGCGTCAGTCTTGATAGGAAAGAAGACAACCGAAGTAGTGTCTGGGCTTTCAGAAGCAGGTTCAATGCGATAGTTAGCCATTTTGAAAAGAGGAAGCATAGGGTCATTGTTTCCAAAGCGGATGGCTCGCAAGAAGAACTTTCCGCCAGAAGTCCAGTGAACTCCTGGGCTTTCACCAGCCAAGATAGATACAGTTCCAGAAGGCTTTACAGTAGTGGTCTTGATGCTTTCACGAATACCAAGCCACTCAGAGTAGGTCTTGTCGTAGCCTTGAACAACTTTGTAGCCTTCATCCATCCATTGACGAAGCACATGATGCCCCTTGTTATCCGCAAAGTTGGCAACGCCAGAAATAGAAGTACCTATTCTGCGGTTTCTTTGCATGATGGAGTTAGTTTCTTCCCAGTGAGTAGGAAGAAGAGTAACTGTTTTGGCGTAAAGATAAGCAAACTTCAAAGTCCTCTTGAAGTCTTCCAAAGAGTCGTGCCTATTCAAGTAGGTTTCTACAAGCGTACACATTTCAAAAGACTCCAAAGATTGTTCGGCACAAGGGTTGTAGCCCATAATGCGGTGGTCTTTGTTGTTTGGAGCATCTACAAGCCGTCCATAAGCCCTAGAGGTGTCCATCCAGATAACCCCAGGCTCTCCGTTACGGACAATTCCATCTACGATAGGAGAGAAGTCAGTTCCAACAGCAACTTCAACAGAGTTGTTAGACATCCAAGCCCATCCTGGGGCTTCAGGGTCATAAGAGTTTCTTTCAGGGAAGCGTTCAGCGTTCTTCAAGTTCAAGAAGTCTTCATCGTCAATTCGACCAATAAGAAGTTCGGCAGAGCGTCTCACATTCCCAGAGACAACACACACGCCAATCAGGTTTCCAATGTCTGCAATGTCTTTACGAGTGAGCGTCTCGCCTTTACGACCAGAGAACATCTTGAAGAGTTGTTTATGAAGCCTTACAAGAGGTTCTGGTCCAGAAGCAGTACCGCCAAAAGTAGCGATAGGGGCTCCATAAGGACGAATAGCAGAATAGTCAAAAACCAAAGCAGATTGTTCTGGCTTCAAGTAAGAGTTAATCAAAGCAGAGGTGCTTTCCTGCCAGCCTTCACGAGTATCTGGAATAACATAGGCTTGAGTTCCTTGCGGCTCATAGATTTCAAAGCCTTTATCAGCACCCTTGTCGTCAAAGCCAACTCCTACGCCTAGCATGGAAGCCTCCATAAGAAAGCCGAAAGGTTTAGCGGGATTGTTTTTAGTCATTTCTAAAGTAGAAACAAAGGCACAGTTCTGTAAAGCCGCTGAGTTCTTTTGGACATTTACAATCTCAGTTCCCATTACCCAAAGCCCACGCCCAGGCGGGGTCCACTTTAGGTTGAATAAGCGGTCATACGCTTCTTTAGCCGAAGCCGCTGCTTTTGCATCTGACCAAGGTAAGCGTGAAACCTTAGCCCAATCTTTTTGTAAAGAATACATCCCATTGATTACACGCTCACATACTTCAGCCCAAGTTTCCTTAGTGCCGTCTTCTTTGAGGCGAGAGTATGTGCGGAGGAATGTAATCTCACCAACGGAGTTTCCTGCAACATCTGCGTAACCGAATGGGGCTTTCTTGTTCTTGTATCCTGCGATAAAGTCTTCCGCAAGTTTGAAGGAGAAGTTAACCATAAGCCACCATTTTCTGTTTTTAGTAAATACCCCTCGATTGAGGGAGTTCTATTGTCTCGCAGAATAGTCTAATGACCTTCTACTAACTTTGCAAATTTTGATAAATTTTAGGGGGAATAGCGTTCCAACTATTCTTACCAGATGTTATCTGCTATTAGTCTTCTATCTGGTTCTTGATAATCATAGTGGTTTGCTCTTCGGAGATTACAGGTTGAATCTCCTTTGCGGCTGCCACTCGGTCACCAAAGATAGCACTTAATACACCCTGTGACGCTGCTCGTTGAGCGGTAATTTGAATAAACTCTTTGTTCTCGTCTAACGCCTTTAACTTCTCCAACATCTTGAAGTATCTGTCCATCTCTTGAGACAGGTTAGGGTCAGCATAACCACCATTGGCTTCCTCTGCAAACCGCATAAATGCTACTCGTTGGGCTTGCATCTCTAACATTGCGGTGTTCAACGCCTTCAATTGTTCTGGAGTTTTTACCTCTACTGGAAGGTTAAACGCACATGTATTTTGAGGCTTAAATGCAGGACAATTTGATGCAACAAAACAGGTGTCGCATTGTCTCAAACTACTTGTATTGGTCTGTACAACTGAAACTTGTTTTAACACATCTCGACCATCTTGGTTCTCCACTATGGTCTTCATTTCATACCCAAAAACGGGCATTGCGGTCATTTCTTGAGGGTCTCTCTGCACAACTTCTTTCCGCATTTCTAATGCACTGTTATCAGAACCTACCCCCCCTAATTCCATCAAACCCGTATATAGGGTGTCGTCATTGTTATCTGCTATTAACGGGTCTTTTTGACCGCCTTGAATAACTCTTAGGTCTGGCTTATCTTTGTCCACATTTGCCTCTAACTGTAAATACGACCATATTGCAACCCTAGTTGCTTCCAAGGTGTCGTCTGAAACGAACTTCTGAAAATTTAATCCTGCACGTTCAACAGTTGCCTTGTATCGTAGCCGTGCTTGGTCTTTCATCTTTTTAGGATACCTAACCAGTTTACTGCCATCCCAAATGATTGTCTCGCCTCTTCTCATTGGGCTTAACCATGCCAGCGTGCTTGCGGTAGCAAAAGGGATTTGTCGGAGATTGTCTGGTTTTGCTGTTGCTAACGCATGGAATTGAACTCCATTAGACCTCCGTAAATTTCTGGTAATAGTGGCTAAATTAACGGTTGCCTCTATAGATTCGTGGGGTATGGCTATGTTTTGATACTGGGCAGACCAATACTGCAACAGGTTGGTCTTATACTTGCTGTGCCAAACTACCCATAATTTCGGGTCATTTTCAAACGCATCCCGCTGTTTCAAAATCCAGTCAAACCCCATGACCTGACTATCAAACTCTGTCCAGCCTTCAATGCGGTCATAATTTAGGGAAATAAACTCCTCATAATCAGCGGCATATTCCTCTAATTCGACTTTAGACAGGTTTGATTTGTCTGCCTGAGTTGCACCTGAATCCACCCATACTTTAGTCTCAGGAAGGAAATGCTCGCCTATCAAATAGGGTTTAGTCTTGGGCAATCCACGCTTACGTAACCCCCAGTAATTCAACATTACATTTGTTACGCCTGACCGTTCCAATAGTGTTCTGTTGGAAGGTATCTCAACTCCGCCAAAAATTATCATTCAAACCTTGTGCCTTCAGTGCGTGTTAAACGCTTATCTGTTGTACGCAACTCGTTTTGTTTAGCAACGGCTAACTCAATCTCACTCCATGCCCTGACTTTTTTAGGGGCATCTGGGCGAAACTCTGGGCGGGTATAGGATGGGACACCAAACATCATGCAGGTAATGCCTTGGTCAAACGCATACGCCCAAAATGATGGGTCATTGGTGATTACTAAATCAACACTGCCTCTAGCACGAGCGTACTTTAACTGACGATGCTTTAATGGCTCATCTACCAGAGATAGGTTGGCGTCTACTAACATGTCGTAATCAACGACTTTATTGACGTTAATCCACTGCTCTGCTTCGGCTTGGGATAACTCCGTCATAAAAATGATTTGATTATGGGCTGCTAATTGGGCTGTGAGAATGATGCCCGTGGCAATTGGCTCATCTTTTTGTCCTCTTAGTACGCCTTCTAGTTCTACGAGTATTTGCATCTACTTTAATCCTCCGCTAGACAATCACACTTACAATCATCTACTACACACATTTCTTGGTAGAGGTCATGACCACACATGCGACAGGTATCTGTTAACGACATTACTGGTTCCTGTATAGGGTTGCTCTGCGAATAAGTGTGTCCACATCAGGTAACTCTACTCCGTAGGTTGCCGCCTGTCTGGTCTTATTCATATCTCCGTAATACTTCCGTATGGCACGCAGTTTATCTATCGTCCCCATACGCTTACCTGCTTGCCAGCGATAGTTATTGAAATCCAAATACCCCTCACCTGTAGGCGAAAATGCTTGGCTACGGTTTTCGTGTATCTCGTCAAAAAGGGCTACTCCTTGCTGTGCGGCTGCGTTCAATCTGGCTTCAGCATTACGCTGAGATGCCCCATTACGGGTGTCCTGTAGGTCTTGTAGGGCTGCGTTGAACCTTGTATGAATTTGATTCGTCAAATTAAAATCACTTGAAACTACCGATTCCCACTCAGGCTTGTTTGGCGGTGTTTGTGTTGGGTCAGGAGTTACAGTCCACTCGTTATATTTTAAATCATACGCCGCATACGGCTTTATGTTTTTAATGTCCGTGCCTGTGGTGTTGACGTAAAATGTTAACTCATAACCATTCCAGTTCTCCGTTTTAGGCTGGAGGTCTGCTCTAAAACCTTCGTTTAGAGTTGCTGAAATCTGTCTATCGGTTAGTGCTCTGTACTCAGGGTTGGCTTGACGGAACTGGTTAAAGTTTACGCCAACTAAACAATCCAAGTCTCCTGGCTGTCTTGCGGCTGACCATTGAAACGAAACACCACTACCTGCTAACCATGGGTGTGCCCATAATTCAGCGTGACGATACTTTTGGTGCAAATAGTCTTGCAACAGGCTAACAATGCCTGTACGCACCCACTCACGAAGTTGCCTACCTTGAAATAAGGTAGGGTCTAACTCTGTATTAGGTTCACTAAAATACGAGGTAGGATTACCAGCACCAGAAATACTCATGGTACTAGTTTATTCGGCTACGGCTGTACTTTCAGGGTCAATGCCACGCTCTTTTAGGGCGTCCTTTACTTTGCCTGAAGGCTTTGGTGCCTCAACAGGCGTTAACAACGCTGCTACGCCCTGTAGAACTCTGTCAACCAAAATCTGACGGTCAAACTCTTCTACAATCTGCTTTGCGGTGTTATACACATCCCAGTTAGATGCGACACGCTTGGACTCTGGCAATTCCTCTGGAATTTCAGTGTAGGAGGTTAGTGTGCCATCCTCGTTAACGGTGATTAGGAAATAGGTTTCTACTGCCATTATTACTCCTTAGTAACTAGTTTTCTTTTAACTTTATCGAACACTTTTGGACGCTTCTTTGACGCTTTACCATTGTTGCGTTTATCGTTGCGTGCACCTTTTGCTTTAGCCATTTTATCCTCTACTTATTATATAGTCCAGCAATTAATCGTCTACGCTGAACTACTTGACCGTGATATGGGCAGAAATGGCAGGTGTAAACCTTTGGACCTTCCAAATGTTCTGGCTTAGGTAGTCCTAGTTCGCCACGCTCTTTAGCGGTGTCTGGTAGTAGGCGTTTAGATGGAGATTCGTAATCTTCACACCCTTTATCTAGGGTTACACGATTGTGTCGCTCCCAGCAATCCATTGCATCTTGTGCAAAGGTCATTTTGGTTTCGTAAAACTTTCTGTCTGGGTCTAGTTCATTTAGACCTCCAGAACCACCAGTCTTTAACTGGTCGAGGATTTCCTTCTTGTCTTTGGCATTAGCCCATGACTTAACTGGAACCTTGAATAGGCGACCCTTGTGCTCTTCACCTGAAGGAAACTTATGTTTCTCTACGGAGATTTCTAGGAGATAGTCATACTGGACTGGACCTTCGTAGTCTGGTAACTCTTCAATAGTTTCACAGACCAAACAGACTAATAGTCTGATGATTGGACCCTCAATAGGTTTAGACCCGATTACGGGTTTGAATTCTTCTGCCAATTTATGCTCCTTATTAGTGTTGGTAAATTAATGCTACTCTGATTCTCTTCTGCTATTGCAGGTGGGGCAAAGATAATCTTCGGCTTTATCGTTAAAAGTTAATTCTTCTTGCTCATGATATCGCCCACAATCAAGGCAAGAGGACATTCGTGGGTTTAGTTTACCTACAGCGTTATACTGCTCTCCATAACCCCACTCATTTGAGCCTGAGTGTCTGCGTGCTCTTTCGTATGCTGATTCTGGCATGATTACTTTCCTGGGTTAACCTTAGATTCGGCTGGATACTCGCTAGTTACGAAACCATAGCCAAAGAATGGGTGTAGGCTCTGACGATTGTCTAGAGTCTTCTCGTTACCCATAACATCTACTACTTCGGTGTCTGGGCGTACTTTACGGTACTTACCGTCTGTTGAACCTTCATTTAGGCTCTTGTTCATTGAACGTGATGTGTTAACTGCCATGATTACTTTCCTTAATACCCTAAGTCTGGGCGACTGCCAGGGTTATATTTTGCTTGCTTCACTTCCGCATAACGGTTAATTCTTCCACTAGGGTCAACGTCTACGCTGTGCTCGATATAGGCGTTGCAACCATCAAACACGCAAGGACCGCTTATACTTCCGCCAGCATCATCAAACTCGTGCTTGTGACGCTTTTGTCCTGGCTTGCGAGTATCGTTTTTTCTTGCCTGATATTTTGCTCGTCCAGCATCTTTCGCTGCTTGATAACTAGAAATCAAATCCTCTAATGAACCACTTGAGTTAAGTTTTGACGCCCTATTAGGTACTGGTTCCATTAGACGCTCTTGCCTTTTTTGTAGTGACTATCAAAATACTTAAGGGTGTTTTGAAGACTAGCACTATCTACTTGACCAGTGTTCTCGTCAACGTGCATCAACGATAACTCTTCAAATGCGTCATCAATTGCACCCTGGGCACGGGGATTACCCGCCGCCTTTGCATCCTGTGCTTCACGCAACTTTCGGTAAGATTGTGCAGCCTGAGCCAAACTGGTTAAATCTTTTGGACCAGTTCCTGGTCTGCGGTCATTAAACTGTGTCATACCATTTTTCCTTTAATGCGGTTGTTGTTGCGAGTTTCTTTACAAGGAGAACACAACCCCTTGTTGTACATAAACTCTACAGGATTAACAATCACGCCACAGGTTGGGCATGGTGCTGACCCTTTATATAGTGTAGCATTTTGGGCTATCTTGTACGCCTGTAACTCTAAAGTTTCCTGACCATCGCCATCAAACATTAATTCATGTCCTCTCTGATTGCCCTAGTTTTAGCCGCACTACGGGTTCTGGCACGTTTAGTTCCAGGGTTCTTTTGAGCCCCCGTCTTAAACTTGCCGCTTGAATCATTCAATGCTGCTCTCTCCGCTTTTAGTCTGGCGGCATTAACATCAATCTGACCTACACGTTGGCTGGCTCTGTTAGGGACTTTACCCATTATTTACCGCCACTTACAGACTTAATGTATTTAGATTGAATACCGTCTTGCTTATCCCAATCATCTATTGGTTGACTATTACGGTCATGAACGGCTTCCGCCAAATTTCCTGCATGTGTGACTGCTTGTCTGAAATGGCTGATTGCAAGGTCTTTCATACCTAGTGCGTGTGCCATTGCTGAACGTGCCAAAGATTCTTTAGCCGCATTAGCCAAACCTTCTTTAACATTAAACTGACCGCCTTGAAGATTTGATGAGGCACTTGCACTTGGGCGTCTCATTAATTCATCGATATGGTCGCTAAGGGCTTGGTGATGCTGAGGGTCTGTGTGTAATGCTATGCCTTCTCTTTGAAAACCAGTTTTAGTTGATGCAAGTTGTGAAGTTGCATTGGCTAAGGCGAATGGTTTACGCCAGTCCCTTTCTTGTTCCTGGTTTTCATCTAATAGTTCACCTGTAGATTTAAACCTATCTACAGCCTCTTGAGACCCTAATGCTAATGTGGAGACTTTATCTCTAGTTCGCTGTGTTCTAACAGTTGAGATAGCACGTTCAGTCGATACTCTTGCAGGAGCCGCAGCAATCGCTTCTTTAGTTGCTTTTTTACCGTGAGGGGTTTGTTGCCATTGCCATTGCTCTGCTTTTGGCAGACTGTCCCATTCTTTACCATACTGCTCAACCTCTTCTGGAGTTGCAGATTCTCTACCAGCCATTTTTGCTTGATGATTTGCTTCAGCAACCGCATAGATTTGACGGTGAGCGGCTAGACCTAAGGGGGTTAGAGGGACTAAATTTCTGTTGGAAGATACATTAGTCCTTCCGCCTTCAGTTTTTCCTTCTTCTAAATCAATGGCTTCATCGATGGCTCCTCCCCTAAATCCTTTTGGTTTAGGTGCTTTAAGTTTTTCTTCACTCTTAATAATACGAGCAGATTCACTAAGTGCGGCATCAGGGTCTTCTGCTTTTTCACCGATAAGTTCATACCATTGCTTTAGTTTTTCTGGGTCTCTCTCAGTATCTGCTGCGACTTTTGCACGGCGAGCCTCCATTTCGGCTTTATATTTTGCACGACGTTCTGGGTTTACGTTTTCAATTTCTTCAGCCATTATTGACCTGCCTTCTTTGCGGCATTTCTAGCCTTGCGAGCAGCGGCTTTAGCGGCAATCTGCTCTGGCGTTCTTGACGCTTCATAGTTAGGCATTTTACCTTGGGCTCTGAGGGCGTATCTGCCGTGAGTGGTAGCCTTCATCATGTCTAACCAACTTTGACGTTTACGAACTCCTTCAACTACATTGCCAGATGCGGTCATAGTGGCGGTAGTGCTCAATGGTTCAGTTTTTTTGACTGGGGCTTCTTCTGCTCTAGAATGTGGGTAATCATAGATATTTGCACGATATTCTGGCTCAAGCATAATGGATGTCTTAGTGGCATCTTTATGCTGCTTCTGACGAGTGTAATAGTTAGAGGTGCTTTCGGTACTATACGCAGGTTCTGCTGTACGAATAAAGTTGTTAGCGGCTTCTAGTGCTGTGGCGTGGTGAGGTTTAGCATGTTCTGGAAGTGACTCTACATCCATTGTGCTTAGACGTTCTGCAATGTCTTTCACGCCATTCATGATGTCTTCGTGCAAAGTAAACCCAAGTTTATTTCTTGCATCCGCTAATTCTCCTACACGACTCTTTAGTACCAACGCACTACGGCTTTCTGAGTTTTGGTGCAAATACTCTAGCGATTGGTGAAGTTCATTTAGATGACCAGAGGCTTTATGGTTTGACCAATCATTGTAGGTTGCTTCGGCGTTAAGGTCATCAATCATGCCTTGTGCTTTACTTTTATCAACACCACGAAATTCTAGGGGAGTTTGATTTCCTTCATTACCTATAAGTTCAGGGCGATTAGTGGTAAACCTGCCCGAACGTTCGTTTCCTGCCATTATAGACTCTCCAAACTATTTCTACTGCTACCAGAATACCCTGCTGGGCTTCCGCTGTACCACGAAACTCTGGGTTCCGTGTAAACTCTGTCTAATGAAACTACGTCATTTATGTCTGGCTGTAGTCTCACACCAAACCCAAATCTGTCTGGAAAAACTCTGATTTGTGGAATTGGTGGTCTAACTTGCTCCTGCAAAACTGCCCCAGGCATGGTGGCTGCCATCAACGCTTGCTGGGTTAAGCGTTCCATGTTTGATGCCCAAGGACCGTTGTAACTCCATCTTGGGGGTAGTGCTTCTACATTTTCTCTAGGAGTTCCTACCCAAGGCTTTGTGTAGTCATAGCGACCATCAAAAGAATACGACCCCATGTTATCTCCAAACTGGCTTTAGATAAGCCATCTGTTGGGCACGAATTGTATTCATGGCACTTGGGGCATCTGAGGTAATGTTTGCCTTACCGTCATTGACGAGGTGCGGTGCAGGAGTTAGTTGGAACTGTGGACCTGCTTTTGGTGTACGCCATACACCTGCTTTAGCATCGTATTTGGCTTTTGCTTGACGCTGTAAACCCATCTGGTCGTTAAACTCTGGTGACCAGAAATACATTGAAGGCTCAATACGTTCACCTTTGTGAACACCACGCTGATAGGCTTTTTGTCCTACACGACTTTTAATTGAATCGAGTAAACGGTCATCACGTCTCGAACGAATTGTGCCTAAATAGCCGTCAGGGTATTCTGCGTAAGGAACTCGTCCTGTACCAATACGGATAGCGTCAAGGTCGCTACGGGCAATAGGAACGCCCTGACCGCCTTGATTGTTATAGCCTATAAAACCGTTGCCACCTAATGACTGCCAGTTTTGTTGAGGGCTAAAGTTATTAACTACACCAGCCATTATTCACCTGTAATCTTTGGTGTTCCTTCAGGAGGTATTCTAACCTCTGTTTTTGCTTTTTTGTTCTGTGGTTTAGTGCTTCCGATACGCTTTGCGTGTTCTTCGTAGGTAGTGTCATCAAACTTTCGGAAATCAAATGAGGCGTCTTGGTCTCGGTCCACTACTGCGTGGCTGGCTTCCATTGGGTCTGAAAAGACTCTAGATGCGTCTATTTCAATATTGCCATCATTCTTCCAAGAACCAATAGATGCTCCAGGATGACTTTGATTTTGGATTCTAAGGAACTCGTGGGCAAATTGCTGATGGCTGATGTTAGGCACGCTTTCATAAATATGGGTAGCGATTGGTTTGCCTGTCAGGGATGAGGGCTCTGCACCTACGGATTCCGCTTCTTCTGGACCATTTTCACCATAAAGTTTCATGGTACGCAAATCCATGGTTGCCCCACCATTTGTTTCGGTGGAATCAATAAACTTTTGGGCACCAGGGCTAGTCGCTAGGCGGCGAATTACGTAGTTACCCTGAGTTGGGGTTACTGTAACTTGGTTTTTATCAAAACTTGTCATAAACTAAGTATGACTGATAACATTCAGGGATACAGGATAAAAAGGAATAAAATGAACGGACAGATTGCAGTAATTAGTGGGCATAAAGTACTAGAGGATGACGTGACTAGATGGACGGTCTTCTGCTATAAATGCGGAGAATCTTTTGGAAATCCGACTATTGACCCTAAAGAGTTAAAACAACTTCAAACAGAGCACATTGCTTTGCATGAAGAAAATACCCCCGAATAATCGGGGGTATTTCATTAGTTCTTTGTAAATCCTGGCGTACTACTTGCCCCAGCATCCCAGTTGACTAGGCTTGAACGACTTTGACCGCTTAAACCAATAACACGACCACCAGTTAAACCTTTGGTAGTAAATGACCCACCCGATGACTGAAAAGATGTACGGTATTCTTTTTGGTAAGATGTTCCGCCGCCATGAGGACCTTCATAGTGGTCTTGTTCGACACTACTATTCGGGGAGTCAGGGCTCTCGGTTACTCTTCTAGATAACGACATGATTACTGTACGGAAATAGACGCTTCTTGACCGAAGTTATTGGTACGACCTGATACTGATGGAATCATCTTGGCGTTAGCCATAGTTGGTCCAGCGGCTGGGTCGATGGTTGGGGTGAAAGGAACAGTGACACGATAGGTAGCACCAATACGCTCGATGTTCTGGCGGTTAGCCTTACTTCCAGGGTTGGTTGGGTCACCTGCCTGTACGCTCTTCTTTGGAACTAGAGTTCCCTGAAGTGCTGGAGCAGCACTAATTGGTAGACGTGGGCTACCAACCTGAGATGCTGCATCAATTGCTTCGTGGTGAGTTAGGTGAGTGCGGTTTTTCATGTTTCCTGCTGCTTTCATTGAACTTGAAGGGGTTCCGTTGCGACGACGCATTGCGTGTCCAACACTAAAACGAGTTGCCATGTGGCTCCTTTATCTCTCTATAAGAGTAAACCTTTTTTAACTTGCTGTAACGGTAAATACTATTGCACTGATTTCGCCATCACGGGAATCAATAGTGGTGAACCCAGGCTTATCAACGAGGTCTAGACCTCTTGGAGCAACATAACCACGAGCAATGGCGATAGCCTTTACTGCCTGGTTTACTGCCCCTGCACCTACGGCACGAAGTTTTACCTGTCGACTGTCGTAGATAGCGTGTGCGATTGCGGATGCTAGAGATTGTGCGTTAGAACTGGCACTTACACGAAGAAAGGGCTCTTCTGTGGAGGGTGCATTGATTTCTTCTGACATTTGTAGTCCTTAGTTGTCGAATTGTATGCCATCCCTACAACTAAGAATACCCAGTATTTAGCCTATTGTGTCCCTATACTTCGGGTCTTTTATTTGTTCAACAATTTGAGTTTCTATGGCTGAAATAGCGTGACCTCCAGCCAATCTAGCCAAAGAATAGGCGTCAGCGGCATTATCATCGTTAAATTCTATGCCCCATCTTTTGTAGATTTGTAGGAGCATCTCTTGTTTTTTTGCTGTTCCTTTGCCAGTAGCGTATTTCTTTAGGGTCATTGGAGGAATTTGAAGGGGGGTTTTTAGGTGGTCGTCAAAGAAATTCCATAAAGTTAGTTTGACTGTGGCGGATAACTCGCCTAAAACTAGGGCTGATTGTGAGGCTAAAACTGTGCCTTCCATAGCAATATCTTTTATAGTTAGACGCTCAAAAAGTAGGTCTTCTATCTTGACGTCTAGCCACTCCATGATATCTGCTAGGCGTTGCACGCCTTTATACGGAGATTTATACACCCAAGTCATATGCTCTGATGGAGTTGCAACGGAGACTGCTGATAGTGCAAACCCTGTTAATGATTGGTCAATACCTAGTGTTATTTCTTGGTCGCTTTTCAGGTGTCCGTTGAACTCCTTAATTGCCATTATGAGCCTTAAGTCTGTCCAAAAGAGGTGCTAACTCAAAAAATAGTTCTTCTTTAGTAGAGTCGTTATTTATGATGACATCATAGTTTTGGTAAAGGTCAACCTCTTGTTCGGAAGAATGGGAATTGGCAGGACCAACATTAGGTCTGTTTACTCGCCATACTTGACCGTTCCAAAGCCTGATTGCTTCTATTTCATTTAGGTATCTGACGTCAGAAATGACCACATCGGTCTTGGCGTCAATTGCTTTATTCATAAGATAGTCAATCCAAAAATGCTCGCCAAACATTTCACGACCAACTTCAGTACCCATACGCTGAAGCAGTTCACGAACTTCTGGACTTAAATCCTTAATTGCGTCCCAGCCCAGTTTATTGACCACAGATGCCAGATAAACACCTTGAACACCGCTGACGGTGACTTTAGGGTTTAGCCTAAGTAACGCTTCCCGCATAGGGTCTGCAAAGGCTAACCTAGTGAATCCGTATTTCTCAACCAAAAACTCTGCCACTGTATCTTTGCCACTACGAGCATAGCCACTTAAACCAATAATCATTCTTCATCCCAATGGTCAAATTTTTTCTCAATCCATGTTGCAAATGCGACAATTGCTAAAATAAGCCCTAGTGCGATTAGCCCTTGAAAAAGTATGCTCATTAGATACCCAAGTCTTTTCTAGATAGCCTAGACTCGCTCTGTCTCCGTGTTATCTCACGGCTAACTAACTGTAAGTCTCTTTCATGATTAGACAACAGCATCTCTACTAATTTGCGATAAGCATACTTTTCTTCATAATCATTATCTAGTTCAACTAGTTCTGGAGAAATGGATATTTCCGCTTTGACTTTAGTTACTCTCTCACCTTTTACTTGAGCACCCATACGCCTTATTAACATAGTGTTCTCGGTAAATTCTTTTTTCTTCAAAGCGGCTCGTTCTTCCAACAACGCCATAGTTAACTGCGAAGCAATGTAATCTGTCCAAGCGGTTAGTCTTGTGAATAACCCGCCAAGTTCTTCTGAGTCAACCGAAGTTATATCATTCGGCAAGATTACTTGTTCGCCAGAAGGCTTGTGAAAATGAAGACCCCAATCCTTAAACTTCTCTAGGGCACTCATTAATCCTCGCTATACGGTGAGCATTGTGGGCAAGTACTGCCTGGGTTGTTGGTGCAAGCGGGTTCAGTAGAAGCGTCTACCGCATCGATTACTTTTTGGGCTTTGTCAAAAATGTGTCTTACAAGTTCAAAGTCACGCTTCACTGAGAACTCCTTGAACGATTGGTCAGCCTTAAGTTCGTACAAAAATACAATCTCATTAATGTCATGACCCATGCGGTTCATCAGTTCAAGATAAACCTGACCCTGCAAAATGTGGTCAGAAAATGGTCGAGTGATTCTGCCCCATGCTTTGAACAAATCTCCATCAGCATCCGCCAAAAGTGATGGCTGACCATAACGAATTGTTCCTGCACCGATTGACTTAATTTCAATTAAAGTGTCGTTACCAATTCCTTTAATCCAGCCATCGGTGTGCCCAGCGATACGCAAGTTGTCGTCTTTTAGAGTTACTTCGGCGTACTCTAGGCGGTCTGGTCGACCACAGTGCTCACACGCTTGAGGTGAAGTTCCCCAAGTCAATTTATTACATACAAGACACTTAAAGTTGCCGTGTAGAACGCCCATGTCTTGAAACCATGATTGCCATTTGGCGTGAATTTGATGCCCTGTATCAAATATGCTCTGAAGTTTTAGCCCAGGGTTTGCAGCCACCTTTGTGTGACCACGCATGAGGAAATAAGACCCACGGATACAGAAATCCTTTTTGATAATCTCTGAAGGGTGGAGAACAGTAGTGCTTCTATCCCCTGCTGGACGCTTCTGTAAGTAGCGTTCAATGTCGCCTAGTAGACGTGATTTAGTTTTCTTTGCGTCCAAGAACCTCTTTAGTTCTGCATCAGTTACTGCCATTGTTGTATTCCTTTCCTAAAAAGACATATTCCTTTAATGTCATTTTGTTTTTATACTGTCGTTGCCACTTACGGATGTAAGCGTTACGTTCTCTGTGGGACATTCCGCCCCAAATTCCATGTTGTTCATCTGTTCTAACTGCTTGCCACAGACACCTAGTCCTGACTGGGCATGGCGGTCTTCCAACTGTTCCATAACAATACCCCTTTGCTTCATCTGCCTGTTGCCTGTATAAATCTTTATCTCTTGGTGGATAAAAAATCTCTGGGTCTACTCCTTTAGCGGCACAAGCCGCCTCATCAAACCAAGAGTAGTCGTCATCATAAGGTAGTTTCAACTTTATTCCACAATTCTAAAAAGTCAGTTTCCAAAAGAATAACATAGTCTTCGCCATCAAGATGGATGCCAAACACTGGCAGTCTTCCATCCATAATCGCTTCATTAGTTATCTTCTTTAAATCTTTGGAGTGTATGGTCTTGGATAGTTTACCAGTCCACTTGTGTTCAATCAAAATACTATCGCTTCTGACGTCTCCTTTACGGGACCAGAACGCCCCAGAGCCAGCATTAGTTTTACCATTAATTGCTTTGGCTAGACGTTTCTCGTGTTTTTGCGAGTTCTTTTGACCTTCACTCTTCATTAACAGTAATCTTACCCTCTTTATAGGCTTTGATAATTCTTGGGATTAAAAAGAATAACTGTTCACGGGTGTAACAAGTACTGCACCCATCAAACGGTTCACCCGATAAAGTTGCAAAGTCCTCCGACTCTTCTCCATCTATCGAGGCTTCACAGTCCCAAAGATACTCTTCATAACTTCTTTCGAGGTCTTCCGCCCATTTTTGGTCAAATTCCATTACTCTTCCTCTCCTACAAAACTATCTGGTGTTGTAAGTACTTTATCTCGTAACTCATCAAAGAAGTCTACCTCTTCACGCAAAGAATTAACAAGAGCCTCTTGACCCTGCCATTTACGGTCTGCATAGTAAATCCAGCCACCTTTACGGTCAACTATCTGCTTCACTATTGCCATAGCCGCAACTTCTTTAGCGACATCGTAATCTCCCGCAGAATAAATGCTATGGTCAGAGAAATAGAAGTCTAGGTATGCGGTACGACTAGGCGGAGCCGTCTTATTCTTTAGTGTGCGGATTTTAATTCGCTGACCTACACGCATTTTATTTACGCCTGTTCCTGCTTCAATCCACTCATCACGCTTTACCTCTGAGCGAGTGAAGAACGCATAGTCTTTACCTACACCGCCTGGGGTTGTGCGAGGGTCACCGTGCATCACGCCAATCTTCATACGCCACTGGTTAATAATGATGCCTAGAATTGGGCGTTCATTTTCGGTCAGGCTACGCTTCATTGCGGCACCAGCCTTGCGGAAAAACTTGTTTGTAAGTAATGCTCCACGACCAACTGTAAACTCATCCATAGTCTTTTCATCTTCTGGACCAGGGACTAGGGCTGGCAAAGAGTCGATTACTATGGCATCTACTGATTTTGATTCGGCAAATGCTATGACTGCATCGTACGCTTCTTCCATGATGTTGGTCTCAACTACTATTACACGACTTATATCTACGCCACACATTTCCGCATACTCTGGAACCCATTGTTCTGCGGCTACCCATACAGTTATGAACTCTGGGTCGTTCTGTTGGTTGGCGGCAATGGTTTTCAAAGCGATTGCAGTTTTGCCATGAGATGGCTCACCGATTAATTCGTTCCACTGATTGCTAGGAAACCCTCCGCCAAGAATGTAGTCGAAGGTTGTGCTGCCTGTGGTCATGCGTTTAATCAACTCGGAACGTATGTTTCCAGCCATTACGACTGTATTATCACCGAATCGCTTATTTAATTGAGCCATGATTTTCATGGCATCTGCATTAACCATTCTTTTCCTTTTTTCTAAGTTCGCTTGTGAGTCGGGCACTGGTAGAAAGAGACCATGCCAAAGCCCAAATCAATGAGGTTATTATGGTAGTAATAAAAATTGCAAAAGTTATCCACTCAATTGTTTTCATTTAATTCTCCAAACAAGTCGTAAATGGAAACCCACTCATCGCCTCGGTAAAAACCTGCGTTGCCCTCTGGGGATACTTCGACCAGACCGTTTTGGACAAGGATAGTCACCATACGGGCTCTAGCCATAATCCAAGTTAGTTCCTGAAGTCTATCTAGTTGTTCTGTTGTTGCCATTATTCTCCAATCCTTCCAATGATTTGTTGTGGGTTGTAATTACTTTGCGAGTTGTTTCCTGCCGCTTGACTGACGCCACCCTCGATATGAGCCCCCGCAAGAGTGCCATACCGTGAGCCTGATTGCTGAATGGGATACCCGCAATCATAACAGCGTGCCGCAGCATTTTGAACCGCCATGTAATTGGCAGAACCGCAGTCAGGGCACGTCTGCGTTTGCTTTGCACTTTGAGCACGTTCTGCTGGGTCTTTGACGGGCTGAAAGGAAGGCATCTGAGGCAATGGTTGCTGGCTCGGAGGCATAGGAGGTGTAGGGTCAGGTCGACCAACTTGAGTTTGTGGTTGGGTGCCTAATTTTTTAGCCCACCAATCTGCGTTATTCATCGTTTCCCTTTCGGTATTTCTAGTAGACCTAAATCTACCATCTGTGAAATTGAACCCACTAATAAATGAGCCATTGGCTCTTTCAGTGCATGCTTAGTTATCTCGGCAATGTGGTCGTAAAATTTTTCCATTTCTGGGTTTTCGTGGTCATGAGCCGATGGTGATACGGAAACAAACGCCTCAGAAAATAAAGCGGCATAGCCATATAGCAAAGGAACTAAGAACCCTATCTTTTCTACACGAGCATCGCTTTCTTCATGCTCTCTTTCCAACACTTCTTCGCTAACGGGAGAACAACCTAGTTCTACGCTAATTGCATCGCCATCAGGTATCTGAGAGTCTAGGATGAACTCTCGAAGATGAGCCTTTATCTGTTTGACGGAAGTAATCTTGGCGTATTTAGGCTTTTTGCGTTTGAAGAATTTCACTTGGCTTCTCCCCATTTGTCAACGATTTGTACATCCGCAATAAGTGGAACTGTAATCTCTCTAATTTTAATACCTTCCATGGAACTTCTAATAGCCTCTGCGGTTTCTTCGGCTCTATCTTGCGGCGTTATAGTTACCAACTCATCGTGAACTGTAAGAATAACATTAATGTCATTTTCATCCAAAAAGCAAGAGTGGGCACGGACTAAAGCCAGTTTCATTACATCAGCGGCAGAGCCTTGAATCATGGTGTTAAATGCTTGCCGTTCTGCACGAGACAATTCAATTCGGTCTGTGCTTTTTAGCCCAGGGATGTACCTGCGACGTCCAAAGATGGTCTCTACATAAGGTAGGCTACCACTGTTTTTGGCGGCTCTAACAACTCGTTCTTTGTACTTTGTGATAGACGCAAATTCTGACTCGAACCTTTTAAGAAGGTCCTTTGCCTCTTGAGAAGTACACCCGATTTGAGCAGCGATTTTATCGGGACCAACGCCGTATGAAATAGCCAGCACCAATACTTTACCTGCTTTGCGGTCAACACCCATGGTGTCGCCAATCGTGGTGTAGATGTCTCCGCCTTCAAGATAATTACTTATTAGTCTAGGGTCGCCAGAGAAGGACGCAATAATTCTCGGCTCAATTTGGGAGTAATCTGCAACAATTAACTTGTGGTCAGGTGGGGCTACAAATAAATTACGGACCAGTTTTCCATAATCTCCCGATGATGGGATGTTTTGAAGATTAGGTTCGCTTGAAGAGAATCTACCCGTCTCAGCACCATGGGATTTAAAATTGGTGTGAACACGACCATTTATTAGTAACGACTTCTTTTCTACTACGGTTTTCTTTCCGTTAGTTTCACGCTCCACTAAACCTCCTTTATAGGGGGTTACATAAGTGGTCATTAGTTTGTTTAAGTCGGAATACTCTAGAAGAGCATCTACTAAATCGTCTTTTCCACGATAATACTCCAATGCCTCCGCACCTGTGGAGAAATGGCTTGGAAGCAGGTGTTGTTTGGCTTTTACAGCCTCGACACCTTTATCGGTAAGTACTGACTTATTTATGTTTCCATTAATGTAGATAGATGGAGATAGCCGTGCTGATTTTCCGTTAATCATGGTGAAGAGCAATCTCTGCTTCTCTTGAACAGAGTTAATTGCAAATGCTTCACCAGCCACTTTAAAAGCCTTGGCTTTAGCGGCTTCTTTATCGGCACCGATTTGCTCCGCCAAAACCTCAAGCATATCGGTGTCGATATAAGCACCTGTGAGTTCCATGTCACAGAGTACTGATAGAACGTCCATCTCTAGACGCCAAACATTCTTTAGATTGCCCGTAATCTTTTCTTCCAGAACTTGGTAAAGTTTCCACGTTAACTCTGAGTCAATTCCAGAGTAATTTGCAACATCGGAAAAACTGTGTAGGGCAACGTTTTCTCCGATACCCTTTTCCATTTCTACGCCAAGTTCTCGTTTAACACAGTCTTTTAGACCTAATCCCATTTTTGCGGCTAAGTTGTTGATGATAAACGATGCGGTTAAAGTATCAAAGTATGGTTTCGGTGGTACTTTGCCCTTGTAGTATTTAGCGATAGATTTTAAATCAAATTTTGCATTGTGAGCAATTTTTAGTTTGTCCGAAAACATCAATGGCTCAATCGCATCAAAGACTTGACGTGGAGTTAGTTGTGCTGGTGCTTCGCTAAAGCGAGGAACCCATTTACGCTGGTCTTTGCTGTAATGAGCATCAGTAATTTCTTTGCCCTCAGCAAGGCGACGCTTGCCATCAATAAGAAGTGGTTTGTCATAGCCATCCAGTTCACCATTAGGGTGACCCATAGGGATAACGTCTGTGCGACCTTCAGTTGCAAAAGAAATCCAGCAGACATCGTTGATGACTGGATAGAGGCGATTTTCGCCAATTGTTTCAACGTCAAATGCAAACGCATCGACTTTAGAGTAGTAATCTACAAATTCTTGTAACTGTTCAACAGTTGTAATGATGTTCATGATGCCCCGAAAGTTTGGTTGTGGGAGGCAGGTAGAAAGGATAGACCCTGCCCCCCACACGAGTGGATTGTTTAGGAAACGAGTTGACGAGCCAGTTTTAGCAGTTCTTCACGGGGGCTAACGTAGACTGCTGAGTCGTCATACTTTACTGCACTAGCGATTGCAGATTCGATTTCCTCAACATCAAGTTCCCACTCCTCAGCAAGGTCCATAGCCTTTACACGCTCAACGATGTATTGAGTAGTAGTGGCTGTACCTTGACGAGAAATTGCCCAATAGAATTTGGACAAAGGACCGAACTTTGGGTCGTCGTTCTTCGCACGAAGAATCTTAGCCAAAGTTGGAGTTGCTGAAAGGATTTGAACGTTTGGCTCTTCGTCAGTAATGACAAGGACGTTGAACACGAAACGTGGGCGAGGCTGGTCTCCTGCAATAGTACACAGTGGGCAGTCCTCACCGAGGCAAACGAATGAACGCTTACCTTCAGTACGGTTAATCCAGTGCTGTTCGTAAATCATGAACGGTGCATCGTCCAAGAAACGTACTAGCCTTGGCTGTTCCGCAATCTTGAAGTCTGTAGGGTAAGCCCCTGCTTCTTTCTTTGGCTTGAGGAACTTGTCTGCAATGTCCCAGCCAGACTGTACAGTCGTGCCGTGCTTTGCAGGGATGTTTTCGTTTTCGTCAACAAAATAGTTGTTGGCGTTAACAGATGGGTCGTTTACCATAATGGTATTTTCCTTATCGGTCTAATCGGTTTTAATCGGTTTGATTTATTGCTATTTTCCAACGACGTACAATGTCGTCAGTTAGGGTCTGGTGCTTTTTCCACTCTACACGAGCAGTGCCCAGAAGTCCACGTCTAGAAAACTCTTCAATGGCTATCTGGATTAGTTCTCGTGTGTAAACACGATTACCTAATACCTTTTTACCATTAAGTTCTTTAGAACGCAAACGGTAGGGAGCCGAAGGGATGTAACCCTTCTTTTCCCATAAACGAATGGTGACAATCTGTTTTTCTAACGCTTGTGCTAAAGCACCGATAGTAAACAGTTCCGTCTCCACTCCTTTGACGGTCTTAATGATTGGGTTTTCGTCCCAACCATTACTCTCGCCTAAGACTTGTTTTTTACGCTTAACAGCCTTTTCAGTTGGCTCTCTGCGTTTTTGTTTTGAGCCAGGTGCACGGTCTAGACCTTCAAATGCTTGAAGGATTTCTTTTTCTGAACGTAGCCCTGCCATTGGTTTACTTCTTTAGGATATCCAACGCCCAGATTACTTTGGTAGGAAACATCTCGTCAAGTTGTTCCTCGGTAATCTTCTCTTCGTAATAAGCAGCCATTAAAGCACCCTCATTGATGACTCGTTTCATTTCATAAACTTCTTCACCAATTCCAGTTGCCTCAATGATGCGGTCAGCGGTCTCTTCGTTTAGAGCACGCTTTGCACGGCGAGTCTTCTGCACTCTCTGGTAATCACCAATCGGTGTGTCCAGATAAATGCTTAGGCTTCCAGCGGTATCTTCAGAACCTTCTGAATCAAGTTTCCCAAAAATCTTTTCACGAAGTTCCTTTTGGCGAGTCTCCATGAAAGAAATGCTTTCCTTGAGTTTTACATACTCTTGAACTTGTGACTGCAAGTCATCAGGGTTGCTGAATCGAGTTCCTTCTTCTTCAATTCTATTTGCCATCGTCGATTAACTCCTTCTTTGCTCTTTCTAATGCGATAGGTAATGCCGCAATTAATTGCTTGATTGCTTTTTCGTCTAGGAAAAAGTCTTCGTCATTTGCCTCATCATAAATGCGTACATTAGGAACAATCTTCTTGCCCTTTATATGAAACGCATGGGTAATTACTAACGGACCTGCGGTCAGTTTTTTGTATCTTTTAGCCACGGTGTAGCCCTCCTTATTTGTTAGATAGAAAGTTTATGAGACTTCCTACAGTTAAGTCAACCCCCCCAGAAGAATTTATTCCTTCGCCATCTAGGACAGCGTTGGCAACAGTTTTCTTCTGTTGGAGCATATCATATTGACGTTGTTCTATCGAATCTTTAATCAGTATGTCCTGAATGGTAATGGTACTCCATTCAGATGACGCTCGGTTTATCCTACCATTACGCTGAACAGCAAGTCCAGCAGACCATGGTTGGTCGTAGTTTAGCAGTAAGTTTGCTTGAGGCAAATCTACCCCATAACCTCCTGCATCACTAGATACTAGCACACGGGTCTGACATTCCGTTTGGAACTTCACTTTAGCGGATTCTTTTTGCACCGCAGACATCTCGCCTGTGTAGGCTACTGCATCTATACCTTTTGCTTTTAAGCGAGTTACAATCTCATCTACTGAACGCAGATAGGAAGTAAACACTACAGCCTTGTAAGTATTGTCTATGTCTAAATGGTCTGTCAAGTAGGTTATAGCCACATCTAACTTTGGGGTCTTAGATATAGATTGAACTAAATCACCAAGGGAGTTAACGTAGGCACTTCCTTTGCCATTATGCTTTTCAAAATTATCATGGCTTTCCTGTAGCACCTGAGGGCTTGAACACAGCATACGCAATGCACTTATGCGAGACATGATTTCTCCACGCATTTGGTTTGCTGGGTCGCCAGGGTCGAAACTTTGACCATAATGAACCGCTAAATTAAAGTTCTTTCCAAACAATTCACTGGCTTCTGTTAGCAGGTTTATTAAGTCAGTAGCAATGTGTTTGTAAAGGCTTACTCCAGCCCTGTCTAAAGGAACTAGAATAGGCTCTCGATACACGGCATCAGGAAGATAGGGTTTAACATCTTCGTCTTTTTGAGATTTACGAACAGCGTGTTTAGTTAAAACTTGATGTAGCGTTGGGAGGTTTCGGTATCTTTCAACCCCACCAAAATAATTTCTGATAATAAATGTTTTATCAAAAATATCGAAGCGTCCTAGAACAGTAGAGTCAACAAACTGCATGATTGAAAAGATTTCTTCTGGCTTACCGTTTTCTATCGGTGTCCCAGTTAGGGCAAACTTTATTTCGACCCTTTTAGCCAACTCTTTAACTCGCTTGGCTCTTTTAGCCCTAAATCCCTTGATAGCGGTTGCCTCATCGCAGACCATAGCATCAAAATTAAAAGTCTTAATAATGTCCCAGTCATTTACTACCTGCTCGTAATTCATAATTACATAATCGTAATCGAACATTTGTTCGTACAGTTCTTTGCGTTTTTGGGCTGTTCCTTCAATAACTAAAGGAGAACTGTCGGAAAATTTCTTTATCTCTTTTTCCCATTGATACTTTAGGCTTGCTAAACATAGGACTAAAGTCTTTTTTGGTTTGAGTTCTTCAATGGCGGCTATCGTCATCGGGGTTTTGCCTAACCCCATTTCATAGGCAACAAGGATACGCTTTTGCTCAACCATCTTATTGACGGCTTCCACCTGATATGGTTTGAGCGTCCCAGTGAACATATGCGGATTCTCCAAAAAGTGATGACACAGCGTTTTCTACGCCCCAGAGAATCTCCTCGTTCACCATATCTCCTGGGTCCTTCTTATTTGTACCACCATAATTGAAGAAAAACAGGTTCAACCCGTATTTTCTAGCCCAAGTAAGCATCTCTTTAGATGCCTTACGACCAGCGGGGTCGATATTAGGGTTATCAAATGCAGCAATTATCTTTTTTGAATACCGCAGTAATTTTATTTGGTCTTCACTTATAGACGACCCACAAACAGCGACTGCACCAGATATCCCAGCAGAGTCAATCCTAAGGCAATCAAGAGGAGACTCAACCACAATTGCGACTTCTTCATTTTGTACATCAACTCCAAACAATGTTTTTGACCTTGTTAAACCTGCTGGACGGTTCATAAAGGTTCTATCTTCTGTTCCTTTTTCTTGCCAACCCAGCAGTTGGTTAAAGTGAGGGTCTCGTAGAGGTAGTACCCATGCCTTTTTGTCTTTGTCCCATAGCACACCGTATTTTGCGGCTGACTCTGCGGTGATTGAACGTGAGAGAAGTTGCTCCTCTGGCGGCTCAACAAACACTGCCAATCTCGCTTCAGACATCTCTAAAGGTTTTGGAATATCTTTTATGTAATGTGGCATGTTGTTTAACATGGACATCAAATCTTCTATTGAGACTTCTGCGATATTTTTTAGCCATGCTTTAGCGGCGTCATAATCATACGATTTAACATCGCCCCAAGAAGTTATGTATAACTCTTTAATGTCGCAAACAAGTTGTAGGAGGTTTCCTTTATACCCACAAGAAAAACAAGTGTGCATACCTGACTCAAGATTTATCCACCACGATGGGGAGTTATCGTCTCTACCTGTGCGTTGTTTGTGTTGAGGACATAAGGCATTAGCCTCGGTGTTTCTCTCTAAGTAATCAACGCCTAGTGCTTCTAAGGCTTTAACTACATCAAACATTAAATACTCCAAGGAGTACAGTATTTACACGTCTTAGTTTTAATCTTGTCGTGGAAACATCCAGTCTCCCAATCCCAAGTTATTTCTTCTGCACTAGGTGGGCAGTTACGAGACTGAACAATCTTTAGAAGTCTTTGCTTATCTTCATCTTCAATTGGTTCTAGCCCAAGGATAACATCGGAGTCTTGGAAGAAAGATGACGAATAGCCAATTGAATCAGCGGATACTTTTCCACCCTTCATTTTCCATAGCAGGGTTTGAGTGGTGATTACCACAGGAATGTTCATCTTCTGTGCAACCCGCTTAAGCGAACGAGTAATGTTGGTCAATGCTTGAGGCGTGTTCGCTTCTCCAGTAACTTGGTCAAACATCAAATACACACCGTCTACAAAAACTATATCTGGCGTTAATTGCTCTATCTTGGCAACCAACGAATCCACAGTTAGACCGCCCATAGCATCAATCAGATGGAAGGGCTTTTCGGTTTTCATGTCTTGAAGTAGTGCCTTGTAGCGGTCTTCTTCCAGCCGTTGTAGTTTTCCGTTGCGGAAACGGGTGGCGGAAAGGTGAGCACGGATAGCATCGTGACGTTGAGATTGCTCGTGATTGTTCATCTCAAAAGATTGGAACATAGGGGTTAGCCCTGCTTCATGCACATTAATTGCCATCTGCAATGCAATCTGTGATTTACCTGTTTTAGGTGGAGCAATAACCGTGATTAACTGACCGCCTTGTAAGCCAGACGTTGCCTCATCAATTTTTGCGAACCCAGTTGGTATACCAAGCAGTTTTTTATTTTGTAGGTTTTCGTATTCCTCAAAACGCTTATCGGTGTTTTCTGTCAGGTTAACGTGAGTAGTGCCAATTACACCCTGAGCATTTACTGTCGAAACAGTTTTACTCATCTCAGATAGAGCAGCCTCATGGTCATTTTGAGACATTTTTTGCATTACGTCTTGCAGACCGTTGCGAGTAAGAACGTTTCTACGGAACGACACCATCGTGTCAATTAGGTAATCTAGCGATTCCTCGATGTTATAGATAGTGAAGTTAGGGAAATTATCTTTTACAGTTTCGGCTGTAGGAACTACACGGTAATTGGTGTAGTGCTCTCGAATAAACTTCCACACTCTTCGTAAATCGTCATCAACAAACCACTCATCTTTTATGCCTTGTTCAATGACAGGAATGATTACTCTGTCACGAATTACTTTGCTGACAAGTCTTTGCTCGTTGTCTAATGCCATTTAGCCCTCTTCTTTTACTACAGATTATTTAGTTCTACACCATACGAACCGTATCTTGCAATACGTTCTGGTAAATCTATTACGCCCTTTAAATTTGGTCGATACGGAAGCATTGAAATTAACTCGTCAATGTCCGCATAGACCTCGGCATAATTAAATGGGTTTGCTACTCTGCGTTCTAAAGTCATCATAACTTTATCTACAGCGTCCTGTGTCCAGCCATCTGATTCAAAGGCGGCTAGTTCAATAGACAGCCCGTATTTGTTTGCTAGAGTCCACAGTTGTGAAACTGACGCTAGATTTAACGTCTTTATTACTTTACGTCTTTCCTTTTGCAGGATGTTTTTGCGTGTTTCTTCTTCACCTAATGTCCCAACTATGTCAATTACAACTACTATTTTTGGAGATGTTTCGTTTGAGATGTCACCGTTTTTCATATGACCTCAATCTTTCCGTACTTTAAAACAAGTTGCCGAAAAATCTCAGGGTCATACAAGGCGTCCATAGCCTCTTCATCAGCGACTTTTGATGGGATGGCTAAATTAAACACTCCGTTGCTGTTCTCTAGTTTGTCGGTAACGAATTTAACGTGCTTACATCTAGCGGCTCTGGCGAACTTATCGCAATCGCACCTTTTCTTTTTTGGGTTTGCGGAGTCTACGCAGACTTCATAAACCTTGAAGTCTCCTTCATCAATAAAGAACTGAATTGTTCTCCATTCGATTTCAACCATTTTATCTCTCATCCTTGGCGTAGGTCCTTACCGATAATCGCAACTCTGTGGAAAGCCTCGTGAGCAAATGAACCCATTGCCTCTCCGTACTGAGCCGCCCAGTTTTCACGTTTAACATTTGTAGTGACAATTGTAGGCAACGCTTTGTCGTAGCGTGAACGTAAAATTTCATCAAATGAAGTATCGTCATACTTTGAACCGTATTCTTTTCCTAAATCGTCTAGTACTAAAACCCTAACATTTAACCAGTCTTCTTTGGCTCTGCCATGAAAGCCTTCCATCTCACGGTAAAGGTCTGGTCTTGAATCTGCGTCTGCATCAATCAAGGCTTTCTTGCGTGACAAAAATTCAGGAAAGGTCATGTAGTAAATCGGTCTCATATCGACAGGCGATAGTCCTGAAGGGATGCCTAAAATTCGTTCTATGTTGTCTTCTGGCATACGACGAATAAACTCCATCAAAGTAGTTACTGCGTGAGTTGTCTTACCTAGCCCTGGACCACCATCAAACAATAGTCCGACACCAGTTGTGCCTAATCCACCAACGTTTTTAATGACTTTGCCTTCAAACGCCAACTCCAGCCACTCTTCAATAATGTCTGGGAACTTACCTGTTCTAGCCTCGATGTCTGATGGTTCTAAACCCATAAATCTTCTAGGTATGTTTGAGCGATTGAAAATCCAATTGCGTTTTAGCGAATCAAGTTCACCAAGGTTGTATGTCATGTTAGCCCTTCAGTTTTTGTTCGTATCGTGCCAGTGATGCACGACCTGGCATTGAGTTATCGAACTGCTTGCCATCAGAAGCATAAATGTACATGGAAGTTTCGTCAACTGCAACAGCAGTCTCTACAGAAACATTCTCTGCCAAGAACTTAGTTATGGCATTTAAGAAGATGCCGTGAGAATTTTTAGGGAACTTACGAATAGTCGCTAAGTTTCTTTCATCGCTAAAGAACTTCTCTAAAGCACCAATCTCTTGAATTGAGGTCACGCCGAACTTCTTGCGGTTCTGTGCCAACGCAATAGCCAAACGCTTGGTGTTCACTAGCCCAGGTATGCCACGCACTTTTGCGTAAACCCTAGACGAGAACTCTGAAGCAACGTCCTGAGCCGTCCATTTCTCATGAGGCTTCTCAGAACGATGAAGTTTCTTCTTCTCCGCAGGAGAAGCACCGCTAGGTGTTTCACCCTCAAGCAATCCAAACGCACCCAAATCCTCATCGTCTTGCCAACGATTAACCACAGAATCCTCCTGAAGTGTATTATTTAACTTATTAGTAGTTATATCTCTATTAGTAGACTTAGTAGTTAATAAGACACCTGTTGTTGTGTCGTGGATGACACGTCCTTCAGGGGTCTCAGAAACCTCAATTTTACGCTTCGATGTTTCACGGATGCCACATCGTAATAACGTGTAGCGGTTTTCATCCCAAAGCCCGTAATTACGCTTTGTACGCTTCACCTGCACCCAACCCCCCTCTACAAGTGCCTCAACTGCACGGTGTACAGAGGACCTAGAATACCCCGTAAGACCCCCTAGAAGGTCCATAGAAGCCCTAACTTCGCCCCAACGAGTCTCCAGATGACGCATCGCTAAAAAGACCTTCAATTGGGCTGGTGGCAATTCCAGCAATTCTAAATCAGACACCCTACCTCCTATTAACTACCTGAGTGACCTCAACAGGCTTAGACACGAACGCCATAATAGCCAACGAGATAAACCCAGAAGCAGCAGTATACACAAAAATAACGGGGTCGTGAATACCGAGCACCCATAAAGCCACAAAACTAAAGGGAAGAGTAAAGAGTTGTTTAATTAACTTAATTGAAAGCCAACGCCCTAACAAAGAGCCGAAAAACTCAACGATATAACCAGCAGCAAAACCTGCAATAACTATTGTAATAAAAATGTCCATGAGGACATCTTATGACGACATACCAGAATTTTCCAACACCACTGTCCCGTTAAAACCTGACGTGACTACAAACGCAGTATTCAAAGGCAAATAATTAGGGACTTCAGACATTATGCGGTTAACTTTAGGGGATTTGTTTCTGTAAATTACGGAGGCAGAGTTAGACGCTGTTCCTGACCAATATGCTCCACGACTGGTGTAACCACCGTCAAAGTAGTCGCTTGCACCATAGCCTTCTTCAATAAGAGCCGCATCAAGGTCTATTACAGAGCCGTTACCTGTTCCCAAAACAGTGGCTTTTAACGAAATGCTATCCAAAACAAAAGGCACAAATACGGAAACAACAAACCTATTCCAAGTTGTGTTTATGGTTTGGCTACTTAGAGTCTTGGAGGCTATAACTGTACTTCCAGAGTCAAGAACCTCTAATTTAAAATCCGCTGCTTGAGTACCAGAAGTAGTCTTGGCGTAAATAGAGAAAGTATAATACTTTCCAGACTTAATTATGCTGTCCGTAGTGGTGGCTAAAGAAAAACTGGTTGAAGCACTGGTAGTCATAGTAGTCATCTTTGTACCGTCCAGGCTAATTCCTGGAACAGTACTGTTATTGGTATAGACGGCTGTAGCACCACTAAGCGTCCAACTGGTGGAACTGTTCATGGATGGATTTTTAGCGTAATTAACTTTGGTAGGCTCTAAATGAATCCCCACCCCACGGGCTTCATAGTAATCCACATAGCGTGCATCAGAGGTAGTGGCAAACTGCACCATGTCTACATAGTAAGTTCCAGCAGTAGACAACTTAATTTCTACAGAAGCAAAGTAGGCATCATTTGGTGCTGTTGCAACAAGCGTGGTTTGCCCCCAAGAACCAGCGTAATTAACAGCAGTACCAGCAATAGCAGAGCCAATTACTACTCCGAACCTGTCATACCACTTGATGTATGGAGTCGCATTATTTGAGCCATCTTTTATGTAGTATGAAAACTCGTATTCAACACCAGCAATTACAGGTATGCCTTTTAATTTAGGGCTTGATAAACCTAAAGATAAGATTGCATCAGAACCCGAAGTTATTGCCTTCCCCGTGTAACTTCTATCAACCGAGAAGACCTCTGTTTGAAATGGCAGGTCAGTAGCACCAGTCGTTAAGTTAGAAGTTAAAGTACCGCTACTCAGTTCCCAATGACCAGTTCCTTTGTAGAAAGAACTGTCTTGAATATTCAACAATAAGTTAGGTGAAACAGATGTTTGAACAGCATACCCACTTAAACTTTTAGCAAGTAAAGAAACTGAGTCAACACTTCCCCTAAGTTTATTGATAGTAAAAGCGTTTCTAATTAACGCCTTTTTTCTTTGAATACTCAATGTAGGTTCTTTAGGCAGACCTAATTGCTGTGCTTGTAAATCAACCATGTTTGGATTGGTTGACTTACCTGAATAGTCTGGGATAAGTAAATCGGCATAAGTTAAAATCTCATCCAGAGTGTAGCCAAAACCGCCCAAGAAAATACGCAAATCTGAAGTTTCGCTAACCTCATCTAAGTAACTTTGCATTTCAGTTGTATAGACTTTTGGGAAAAGTTCAATGAATTTACGCTCCGAAGTCTTATACAGATTTCCTTCAGGAGTTTTAATGGAGTGTTCTTTAGGAATTAGGCAATAGGTGTAAGCCCCAATTACCCAACTATAAGTACCATCAGAGTTTAAAACTAAAAGCCAAATAGTGTAATAGGCGTACATGTTTTCGCTGAGAGGTATTTCATACATTTCATCGGTAAAGTAGTTCTCTTCAGGAATGGCTGGGGAATAGGTCTCAAATATAACGTGACCATCCTCCTCAGTCTCAGAAAACCCATCTTGGTTTCTGACCACTCTAAATCCATAAACGCTTCCAGTCGGGGTAGCCCAAGTTAAATCTACTCGTGGACGAGTTATGCTTTTCTCTCCCATGACGGGGCTGCCGCCCGACATTCCTACAACAACTTGTTCTTGGTATGTGGTCGAGCCAATAGCGACAGCAGTTAAAGGAGACGCAGAATACGCAACTTTAGACACATCTCCGTAAAGCGTGCCGTCGCCCCAATCAAATGTATTGTAAACACCCAATCTGGGCTCTCCTAAGCAGTTCCGCCATCAAGTGTCACAATGTTCCCACTTGAATTAATTACAGTGTTTCCAGCAGACAATAGATTACCCGAACCAGATGTAGACAAAGTTAGCCCCACTGTGGTGCTTGTAGAAGCAATTGTTGACCCACCACCAGTACTCACACGGTTGTTATACGCCGTGTACAAACCGTATTCAATATTGTTTAATCTCGCACCTATTGTGTTGAAGTTATTTGTTGAGGTTGTGCTAAAACTTCCTGACCAAGTACTGGATACTGCGGGAGTAACTCCTATGGTTGTTTCTATAGCGGTGATTTCCTCATAAGCCAAGTTAACGTCCGAGGCAATAACTGCATCAGTATTGTCTACTTTATTTATGAAGGTTTTTACGCTGGAAGGGTAGGTCGCTGCCATTTAAACTCCTAAGTCTTTCTTCTAGTTTGCCTGATTAAGGCTAGTTTTTCAGGGTGTACGGCTATTCCGCCGAAATGTAGGTTCCGTTGATATAGATAAAACTGGCTGTAGTAAAGGTCATTGGCGTTCCTTGGATTAATTGGCTTTCAATAACTGGCTTGGGAGATGCCGTAGTTTCTTTAAGCCAATGTAAATCTAAGGCTTTCGTGTTAGGTAAATGGTCTGCCACTAACTGTATGTGACCATTCAATTCGTCTGGCGGCTGACTGGGGTCAACCCACGCCCATGTAGAAAAATGGTTTGCAGCACTTGCTATAGGCAAAAAGGGAAGTTCGGTCTTGTATTGACCAGTACCAAAATTAGTTACAGTAGACATTAAAATTTTAATGTTAAAAGTCACCAACTGTCCTTGCTTCACATAGTAACTGTTGTAGGTAGGGTAGGTAGTTCCAGAACCAGTAAACGTCATACCAGTCGCATTAAAATCGGGGCTCCATCTAACCGCCATCGGTGGCACATCAACAAATGTTCCAAGCCAGATAGGAAAAGAAGGGTCTCCCCCTTCAAACATTACAAACACACCAGAACCAATGCTAGGCAAGATAGTCTGTTTACCAGTTTGCTTTACACCCCAAGCCCAACCAGTTTCTTCTTCTAAAAGAACTTGAGGAACCTTTAATCGCAGCCTGTCTTGCTCTAAAGGGTCGTTATTATCTACAACAACCGCTCTATAAACTCCATAAAATCTCCGATTACCTGAGGCATCTTTTAACATTACTTAGTTACCTTGATGTAATAAGTGTTTGTGTTGAGGCTATCGGAAGAAGTAGAAGTTACGGCAATTGTGTTTAGACCTGTAGTCAAAGTTAATGACGAAGAGGCAACACCACTTGTGATAGATGTCGGACCAGTCACTGTTCCCGAACCATTAGTAAAAGTATAGGTAAGAGTAGAAGCCGTATTTACTGATGTTGGAGTAAATGTCATCGTGGAACTTGTGCTAGTAAAAGCATAGGTTTTAACTAGGGCATTAAAGGTAGGCATAGTTCCGTTACCAATAGTTACAACAAGATTTCTCAAACTACAGATTGGATAAATCTTTGTATTAACATCCTTAAATACAAAGTATTCACCAGCCGCTGGAACCAGAGTGGTTCGAGCCGCACTAGCCCCATTACGATAAAGTTCGACTACCTTAACCGAATCAACACCATCAATACTACTGAGGCTTTGCTCCAGTTTTTCTGGTCTTATGTTCTGGTTAAAGTCTAGGTAGTTATAGCCGTAATCAAACACTACCCCTGCGTTTAGGGCAGTAATAATTTGCGAATCAGAGTAACCAGTTTCCGCAACATATTCAACTACTACATCCGCAGGAACATACGCAGGAGGAAGAATAGTGACAGTAGTTCCAATCTGCGTTCTTCCACCAAATTCTGAACTTACGATTGACTGTAAATCTGTCCAACTTGTTTTTAAAGTAGTTCCGTTTGCCGCAAATCCAGGAAAGTAATCATTAGATGTATCGGATACACTCGGTCCCACATATACATTGATAGAGGTAGGTGCAGAAGCATATGCGGCAGCCTTACCCACCCCTGCGACACTTAAAGCCAAACTCTTAAAATCATCTAAACTAACAGCACGTTGTGAAGACCGTAAGGCGGCTGGGGCGTTCAGCCTGATACTATCGTTGGACTCTGGGTCCTCTCCACCATAACCCGACTCGCTATTGCTTACGGAGATTGGGGTTAAATCTGCCTTTAAAACTCCACTAGATAGCGGAACACTAACTATAGAGAACGACTTTCCGCCCTCAATGTTTCCGATTAGCCCACCACCAACGTAGTATTGTGCTTTAATATCATCGCCAAATACTGGTATAGAACCAGAAACTCCATCACCAAAATTTATGTAAGCGTAATTATCGCCATCATAAGTTATTGTGTAAACAAACTCCTGTGGTCCATATTCACTTAGATTGGTAACTTCAGACCATTTATCAAAAGAATTACCGTTTCGCACAAATACTTCAACAGTTCCTTCAGCCACCTGATTGTACTTTAGTCGATACGACTGATTAGAAAACCCGTCCGAATAACCTAAACGTTCACCAGGGATATCGTATGGGTCGCTTACATCTGCGGCGTTACTGTCTATAGCACTCACATTTCTGCCATGAATTAAAACTCCTGCGGCAGTGCCACCCCCGCCCACAGTCACATCATCTTGAAGAGTGTAATACTCTTGGTAGGTAGTTGACGAGCCATTAGTGGTCACAGTGATTGTTACCGAGAACAGTGTGTTAGCAGGAACAACTAGGCTGGTAGCACCGCTATTGCTTATAGTCACATCCACATAAGCCTGACGCCATCCTGACACTTGATAGCCATACATTGACGCCAAGTTTAAAAGCGTCTGGCGTTGTGTAGCAGTTCCGATGTAAGACTCATTTGCCGCCCTATCAATGTAATAGTTAGTTAAATCACCGACATGAGCAAAGGCTTCAACGATTGCTACTCCAAAATCAGCAGGGTCACTTCCATTCCATACTTTACCATTAGCGTCCACTCGGTTCTTTATACGAGTAATTAAGTCTTCTCTAATTGAAAAGAAGTCTCTACTGGTGTAATCGATAGATGTGGTTATTTTTTTCTCAGCCATTAAAATTCCTTAGGTGGTTGATTGCCGTCAATTTGAACATTGCCTATTTTTACTTCACTTAATGCCTCATCAGGAAGCGAATATAGGATTGTGACATTTAATTGCCCAGTATCAGGGCTGTAAGAACTTCTTATTCCCCTAAAAGTTAATAGTGGAAGATATGCTGAAAATGCTTCTGATACCGCTTTTTCAATACCTTCTTTAGCCTGTTCAACATTTTCAAATGCTTCAAAATGAACTTTGCTTCCAAAGTAGTACCGCTGGGTACGCTCACCTAAAGCAGTTCCCACTACGGTTAAAACCTTGTCAGACCAAATTTTAGTTTGGTCTATTGTGGTCTCTACTGAACCCGTAAACCCAAGAGTAAAAGGCAAACTAACAGTGTACTCAGTATTAGCCATTATCTATCTCCTACAAATATGTTTGACCACTTAACTGGGGTGCGTTTATAGCCCTGGTTTGCCTCTAGCATTGTAGGTTTTAATCCATTTAAAACAACTTTTTCATTGCTTGAAATTTGATTATTACCAGAGATTGCTTCAGTTAAGTTTACCACTCCAGCAGGGCTCTGAATACCGTCTTTTCTAGAAAACTTTGTGTCATAGCCAATCCCGTCAATAGCGGCTTTCATTTCAATCTGGTAATCACCTATCATGGCAAACATGTGCTTTACCTCTTTGGCTATCCAAAAACCATCCGTTAAATTTCCAGTTCCCTGAATTAAAACAGGTGCAAAAGGTCTAATTCTTGGGTCACCTTGGCAAGTAACCCTTGCTGGCATGTTAAACCTTCCCAGATGAGCGGAGCCCTCCGACAATACTTCAGCAGTTTCTTGGCTATTCGATACTTTAGACGAATCAACTTCATTAAATAAAACGTCATTACTTATCGCTCTAAGATTTTCTCCAACAGCGTCAGGAGAAGAAATAGAAATAATTACTTCGTTAGTTAATGGGTCAACTCCACCAAGTTGCTTGTTAGTTCGCATGTTTCCCCTTGTCTCCACATGCTCACCATTAATAACTTTAAAAGAATCCAATGTTCTATCTAAAGCCTCATTGCCAATACCCCATTGCTTAGTGTTCATGCTTAGAACTGGAACATTTGTAATATTTTGGTCAATTAATTTATCTAGAGGTCTAAAGTAGAACGTCATGTTCTCCACCAAAACCCCATAACCAATACTTTTAGCGTGTTCTTGAATCCATTCCCAATAAGAGTGCCCAGCGATAGCGAGTTGCTCAAACTTAACATTGTTGTCTTCACCAACAAATTTAAACCCGTAGTCAGTAACAATCTCTTTAACTATTTCAGGAATAGATTTGTTTAAGAACACTTTGGTCGCAGATTCTTTTAAAGAAAAAGTTGAGCCGATGCAATGCACTTCCATGATTTGAGAGCGGCTACCTTCCACATTCTTTTTAATGAAAGAAACATAACCCACCCATGTTTTGCTTAGGCTTCCCTGCTTCCAGCCAAACTTAATTGGCACACCAGTCTTCACCAATTCAAACCATTTTGGGCTGGTTTGACCAAACTCCATAATTAATACATCATGGCAGTAAGGCTCTTGTATAAGTTCGACTCTTCTCGGCAAAAATGACAAAGAAGGTAAGGTAGGAAACTCCACGCTATAGGTGGTTCCTCTACGATATTTTGAAGAAGTAATTAACTCAGTCACTTGGCATCCTCAAAATAGTTCCAGGAGCAATACCGCTAGGGTCTAATATTTCTGGGTTGTAATCCATAATGTGATGCCATTTATCGCTACTAGAGTAGAGGCGTTGAGCAATAACATCTATGCGGTCTCCTTCTTTCCAGACATAGGTGTAATACTGTTCTTGAAGGCTAGGATAAATCCTAGTCACAGTAATCTGGGCTTTAGCGGTCCTTGAATCCACAGCCTTAAAAATTCTTCCAGTGGCATAGCGGCTATCAGAATAAATCATGGTTTAGGGTCCTTCTTTACTGTTGTCTTTTTAGTCCAGTCAAACTCATAGAGAGGTTTAGCAAAGTCAGGAAGACGACTTACAGTTATATCTACGTTTGTAAACACTGGAATCATATCTTCAGTAAAAATGGTGTGGCTAACAGAGAAGTTTTCAATAATAACTAGGTATCTTAAGTTTTTACCTAAATGCAATTCGACAGGATATGCACCTAAATACCCTATGTCAGAGGAAAGTCTGTTTCTCATAGAACTCATCAACTGGTATCCAAGCAAAGAGCGTAATAAATACTCTAGGTCGTACATTGTGCCCAATTCTTTAATTGCTTGAACTTCTTCCCAATAACTTGTAATACCATATTCGGCATTAGGTTGGGCTGGGTGATTACCTAGATGAGAATAAATATCTTTGATAGGCAATACAACTTCTGAATCTGGAATATAAAGACCTCCAACTTTAGGGGAAGGTATAAATGAGTCAGCGGGCTTAGTTCCCGCTAATATAGCATCAGCGTATTTCATGTCGTTCATGCGGTTTAACAATAAACGGAAATTAATAGTGCTACTTGTAACCCCAGAACCAATTAAGTTTACGGCGTCATTACCGCTAGTTACTAACCCCACGTCGACTTGAGGGGCTCCAGCATATCCCATTGTTAAAGTAGAAGGATTATATTGAAACTGAAAGCCATAACGTCTACGGTTAATGTTTCTATTACCATCGACACCTTTAATATCTTGAGGTTTAAAGAACTGTGCTTCTTTAGAAAGTTTTCCTGGAACAATATAACTCTGAATCATTCCTTTGTAAGCACCACTCTGATTCCAAAGTTGCGAAGCATACTTCACAGCCTTAGGGACGTTCCCATCCAAAACTTTAAAGTTTTTTAAATTTGTACTTTGAAAATACTGCTCTTTTACGGCAGGTAGGTTATAGATAACAGGCTTTCTATCATCGCCTATACCAACATACCCATTTCCTGTGCTGTTAGGTTTGTCTGGGGTAGTTGTGCCAGTGGTAGTTGGTTTTTTTGGAGATGTTGCAGTTGTAGTTGTTTTTCTGGAGTTTTGTAGAGCCTTGTTTGCCTCATTAAATTCTTTAGTTTTTGTTTGTAACCATCTTTCTAAAAACTGAAGATAGCGGTGGGTTTCATATGCCCAAGTAACGTCATCTACTTTTCCCAAACCTTTATTAGTAGGGACTATATTGTTTTTGTCATGTCTTTCATCAAACCCGTCAGGAAATTCACGGTAATCCTCAGGTCCTCCGTATTTTTTTAGCAGTGTAGACCAATCTGTAGAAATTACATCTGGTAATGAGCCTTTATTTGGGTCCACTGAATACACAAAGGCACTTTTTAAACCAGCAGTTAGCGATATGTTAGGTGCTCCAGTGTTATATTGAACGTTTACTGTAGAGCCAGATTGAAAACTAAAATCGTTATCAATTAAACCTCTAACGCCAACTGCATCGATTCCTTTAATCCAATGATTAGAAGTAAATTTAGAACTGAAGGCATTAATTCCAGCAGTTAGTTGCAAATAAACAACTCCGCTATTCACTGAATAGGAATTAATTTTAATTTTGGTGTATTTAATTCGGTTAAATGCGGAATCTGCCATTTCTTTAGCGGCATCTCTACACTTTTTTGCTAATCGTTTATTTTTACGAGCGATGTTTAGATTGTCATAAAGATATTGAGGTAAACGTTCTGGTGTAGCCATTAGAATCTCCCCATGTTAGAAGTTAAAGTGTCTGAGTCAATATACTCTTTAACAAGTTTGGCAAATCGTCTTGCTTCGGAGTCTGATGCTTGACCAATAGTTAAATTAATTACCACGTTATTTCCACCTCTAGGTCCAGGTCCATCACCACTACCTGTAGTTCCAATACTTCCACCCACATTAGTGCTAGTACTGGCTTGACCTAATACTTTTTGGTTTCTTCCTGTAGCAGCATTTGAAATTCCGCCTCCCATGCCAGTTTGACCAATTGCAGCACCTTTATACGACGAAGGAACCTTTAACCCGTTTCCAGCAGCACCGCTACTGAACCCTAATAACCCAGCGTCACCACTTCCCATCATGCCATTACTGGCTGAACCTGACGAGGCAGAACTATACCCAGCCCCACCCGAACTATCCGCATAATTTGCACCTAGGAAAGGAGAAGGGTCAATTCTTTGACCGCCTTTCCAAAGTTCAAAGTGAAGGTGAGGAGCCTGAGAAAACCCAGTATTTCCTACACGTGCAATTGGTTGACCCTGCTTTACTTGCTGACCAACACTGGCATCAAATCCACTGACGTGAGCATACAGCGTTGTATAACCGTTTCCGTGGTCTACTTTAATGTGCAAACCATAACTGTTGTTTGATGTGCCCATAGTGTTTCTTGCATTACCGCCCGTAAATGTCACAGTACCATCAGCCGCCGCCATAATAGGGGTACCTTCGGTTGCTGCCCAGTCAACTGCCCAGTGACCATTAGGGTGAAGTTCATCATATTGACCATAACGACAAACAATGTTTGCTTTACCTACAGGGTGAATAAGTTTAAAGTTTGCAGTGGCTCCACCAGTTGCGGTGTTTGAACCTGTGCCGATTAGATTTGGTCCACCATTACCGCCACTTCCTGTAAAGAAGTCATAAAGACCTTGACCAGCCATACTTCCCGCAAAAGAACCACCAGCATATGCCGCTGTCGAACCAATAATACCCACACCTCCAGTAGCAGCAGTAAGACCAGCAGCGGCACCTAAACCACCAAGGATACCTCCAACATCTCCTGCAATTCCACGCATGTCCCCTTCCATAATGTTGTTATACAAACTAAACCCAGTTAAAGCAGTACCAAGAATTGGAACCGCTTTGCCAAGACCTTTAGATAAAGCACCAGCCCCACCTTTTGCTAAAGCATTTGCACTAACAAATCTTCCTTTAGCGTCTACTACTCTTGTGCCACCTTTACCGCCCCATTTATACCCTTTAGGAAGTTTCTGTCCAGGCTTATATGTTTTACCACCAATCTGAACTCCTGCTCCACCGCCTTTACCGATGATTCCCTGCTTAGTTAACAAACGAGATAAGTAAGCACCACCAGCAACAGCCCCAATAAGTTGACCTGCTCCACCTAAAGCCATCGAAGCACCCGCAATACCACCAGCAATACTAGGGTCTCTTTGAGCGAGGTCAACACCAGCGTTAAGTCGAGCCATAGCCTTACCAGGCTCACTCTTTAAGAAGCCTTGCATTGCCTTATTGAATTGACCAATGTATTTAGTGGCTTCTTTCATACCCTCAATGTAAGCATCGGATGCTGCGTTCATAGTTGCGGCTTGAGAAGTGTTAGCAGAGTATTGAGATTGCATTGGGTTAATACCCGCTTCTTTTTGCAATCTTGCCATTAATTTGTCGTCACTTAAATCCATGTTTTTACCAGAAGCAGCATCAAGCATATATTGATAGGCTAACTGCTGCTGTGTCGCATCAAGACCAGACAACTGTAGGTTTTGTGCTAAAGCACCACCTTGCATCGAAGTCATCAACTGTTCACGGGTCAACTTCTGCCCACCAGTCATACGCTGGTTTAACTGGGCAAAGATTTGAGTAGGAGATAATCTCTCTCCAGTAATTGGATTAGTAGTGTAGATACCAAAGTTTCTCATCAACGCACTAGAAGTACTGCCCTGAGTTAACCCACCTAATGCTTGAGCCGCAGAAACGTTATCTATGTTTAAATATTTGGCGGCATTTGCAGTGGAACGTGCCAAAGTTGAAAATTGATTTTTATTAACGCCAGTAGTAGTCATGCTGACGCCCATGTTACTTAGAATAGCCGCAGTCGCTGCATCGTATCCTGGCTCGCTAATGCCGCCCTTCATAGCCCCGAAAGTGGCGTTGGCAATTCTAGTTCGTCCTCCAGCCCCCATACCTTGAATAAGGTTAGCCCCATAGAAAGCGGTAGAACGGGCTGTGGTCATGGCTACATCTGGCATAGCCATAAAGCCACCTACAACCGCACCTCCAGCAGCACGCAAACCGCCTTGAGCGGCACTGATGCCCATGTTCATGCGGTTAGCCCATTGGAATGTTGCCCCAGCATTTCCAGTAGGTGGCATAAAGCCAAACGAACCAAATGACTGGTTCATTACGTTCGGTGAACCAACACCATAACCACGGTTACCGAATCCACCGTTTCCTACTGGTCCCAGCCCACGACTTAAAGTGGTAGTGAATTTACCAGCAGTTTGAGAGAGTTTCTCTAGCAGCCTTTCCATTTTGGAAAGAGAATTATTCGCTGACTCTATATCGCCAACTAAGTTCTTATCCGCCACTGTCTTTCACCACCTTACCGCTTGCTCTGGCTATCTCTAACCAATTCAACCTTTCACGATAGGACATCTCACGTATTTCGCTCAACGTCCAACTTTTATACAACTTAGACAATGCTGCCCAGGTGTAAATTAAATCTTCGTAACTTACCAGACTAGAAGCGAAACAAGTCGCCGAGGTTAATCGGCACCTGCACTTCACTCTCGCAATCGGGGCAAGTAACTTTTACAGGGTCAAATTGTGGTCCAGGGTTGCGGTCTGAAATCTCTTCTGCAATTGTTCGTCTATCTACGATACCTAAAGCCTGAATTTGTGCTTTGCTAAACACAGGCTTACCGTCTATTTCTACAATCGTCTCTTCCAGCAAAGTCGTCAAGTTTTCTGCGACAGTCGCATCTTTGTTTGCCATCATCTTCTTCTGGGCAATTCCAGTAGGTAATGCAACAACAAACTCTTTGTTTTTGCCTTTAACGGTGAATGTAGTAGCGGTAGGGTCAGGTAATAGTCGAGTTTTTATGTCTTCAACTACGTTTATTTCCACAACTTTAAATTCTGAGCATCCTTCACAATACCCAGCAAGTTCTGCGGTTTCTCCAAATGTTGCACGATAAATACCGAGAAGTATTGCATCTCGGTCTCCTACTAGAAGTTTGTCTAGTATTTCTTCTGTTGCTTTAGTACCACCTAAAGAAACAGTGGCACGGTTTACTACGATAGAAAACATCTTTCCTGCATTATCTGCACGGATTAATGCTTCTTCATCTCTACCGTTTAGTTCTCTCACTACAGCAGTCTTGATGACCTCTCCGTTAATAACGGTCCCACCTGGGAGGTCAACAAGAATGTCTGTAGGAGAAACGATTTTTGGGGCTTCTACGGCTGGTTGTTCGGTTAGTGCTTGATTAAGCAGATTGTTAGCCTTATTAGGGTCTAGGGCTGCTTTTAAAACTTGTTCTTCCATTTTATTCTCCTTATTTTTTTGTTTAGATTACGGAACTAGGTAAGCCGAATCAATCATTGCGGCTGAACCAACATCAGTAAGGTCCTTACCCCAAATGACATCAAAACCTTCGTGCACTAAAGACATCTGCTCTACAAGGATAGCGTTGTCACCAGCGTTTAGGTCTGAGTATGCAAGAGAGGTAATCCATGCGTTGTATACCTTGAAACGCATAGAAACGTGGTCAGTGTAATCTCCAGTGTATGCACTGTTGTTTGCGGTAGCAGTTGACGCTAGAGGGTGGCTTAGAACATCGATGTCAATATCAACACGGAAGTTTTCTGCCGCTGTACGAGTTACAGTTCCCTGAACAGTCTGGAACAACTGGTTCATCCAACCCCAGTTCTGACTTGAACCTAGCACTACACCACGCTGAAGCGTTAGAGGAGCAAAGGAAGTCTGCCCTGGAATCTGGTGGACGGTGGTGTTATACCCACCTTCACGATAAGGGATGCTGTCTGTAGACACAGCCATACCACTCACAGAGGTAAACCCAAACGGAACTGCCGCTAACTTGGTTGCCCAGTCACCATAGTTTTGAGGAGTATTAGTTTCGGTAATGTTTCCATTAACTAACTCTCTGTTAGTAATGCTGTTTTGCGGCTTAAAAGTGACAAGAAACCTAAAGTTTCTAATCGGGTCAGTCGCAATGTTGGAGCGGTTATTTAGGATTGTAGCCATTGTTTTCTTTTCTCCTTAGGACTAGTTACCAGTAATTTGGCTTAGGTTGATAACTACGAATTCGGCAGGGTACTCAAGAGCCACACCAACCTGAATGTTTACTACACCAGTCGCAATGCTTTCTGGGGTATTAATGCTTGAATCTACCTTGACGTAATACGCCTGGGCAGGTGAGGTTCCACGCAAACCACCTTGGTTACGGTACTCATTCAAGAACACGCTAATAACGGTTCTCAACTGGTCCCATAGTTTTGCGTCGTTGTTGCGGAACACGGCGAACTCAGTTAGGTTCTGCAACTGCTTCTTCACATAAATCAAAGAACGTCTAGTGCTTACATACTTGTTAGCAGTACCATCCTGCTTTAGAGTGCGTCCACCCATTACAACTACACCAGCACCAGGAAGGTTTCTGATGGCGTTAACAGAAGTTCCGTAAACAGTGCTTCCACCGCTAACGTAAGTTCCGCTGTTCAGCGAATCTAGGTCTGCTGGGGTAAATGCACGCTCTAGTGATACTGCGGTACGGATGCTTGCGTTGATACCTGCTGGGGACTTAAATGGTCCGTCAGACTTGTCGGTAGCCAAGTAAATACCAGCAACTGCACCAGCAGGAGAAGTCTTACGCAAAGCCTGAGGGCTTCTTGCTAAAGGGTCCTGTACATAGTAGTTAGGGTAGTAACCAGCAGCCTGTGAAGATACTGTACGAGCAGTGATGTAGGCAATAGCCTGAGCAACAGTTAGGCTCGGAGCGGTGTCAATAATTGCAAAACCAGCACCAGCGTTAGCCCATGCAATCAAAGCATCGTGAACAGTTGCAAGGTTAGTTGATGCAGAAGCGTCACCATCTACCACTAACTTTTCGTATAGGTTAGGGGCAAAGATTACTAGTGGACGAGCAATCGAGTCAAAGTCCGAACTTCCGTCTGCTGGAACAACTGCGGTGTAATCGGCAGTTACTGGAGCAGAACCATCTGAACCACCAGTTAAAGGAAGTACAGCAGAAATTGCCTGAGTAGTTGGAGTACCTGTGCTAGACAAAGACAAAGTAATGTACTGCGAAGTTGCATTTACAACAGTCTGAGCATAGTCAGGAGAAGTAGCGACATCGAAACGCACATTGGTGAACTGCTCTACAATAACGTCGTTAGTTCCGCTTGCGTTGTTAGTGCCTAGGTAAGCAGTCTCTACTTCCTTTAGAACAGTTAGGTTGTAGTAGTTTGCGGTTGCAGTTCCTGAAACCTGAACACGTAGGTTGTTGCTGTCAGCACCCTTGTTTACAGAAGAGGCTGTACCAAGGTTTCCACCACCAGATTTTGGTAGTGAGACAGAAGCAACAGCGGCACCCGCACCAAGCACACGGCGAACATAAAGTTCTGAACCACCGTTTGCAAAGAACTGGTTAACACCAACAGTTGCTGGGTAAGTAGCGTTAAAGCCACCAAATTTCTGAACAAAGTCATACCAAGATGTAACTAGGGTTACAGTTGAAGGACCCTGAGGAAATGCACCAATTGCGGCACCAGCAGCATTAGCCGCTCCTGCGGATGCAACTGGAGCAGGTATTAGAGTCTCGTTTACATAGACTCCAGGACGACCATAGGTCATTTTATCTCCTTAGATTAATTTCGGGGGGTTCGATTTAGTGGCGGTTTAGTATTTCAATTTCGGCAATATCGATTTCATCAACCGTGTAGTACTGACGGTATGTGGTCTGTGCAATTTCACTTGTAACTCGCACAGTTACTGCATTGATAAACAAACGTTTTGCTTGTTCAACACTATCTCTTTTCGCAACATCAAGAACCTCTAAACGACGAACAGTATTGTCGTTTAAAGTTAATTGACCGAAACGGAAAGGAAGTTTCTGGTGTAGCAGTTGCGACAACAATTCTCTATCGTGTCTTGGCTGTCTAGCGTATGTGGTGATTTGGTAGTCAATGTTTACTGGTATAGGAAGTTCAATGTCCCAACCAAATTCAGATGTTTCTGTTGGTCCTAGATAACCAAACTGTTCGACACTCCCAGCAATACGTCCACGCATTTCACGGGCAACGTCACGCTGAATATCAATCATGTCGATGGTTATGTACGGATAAACCTGTGCTCGAAGTTCTTGGTCTGGTTGACCAAAGAACACTCCAACTTGACGTGGAGTTGAGTCGTCAGTTGAACGCTGGTCATTTACGGTGATGCCCTGAATTTGCTTACGTAAAGCCTCATCTTCTGAAAGTAAGAAAGTCATTTCATCTCCTTCCAACGCTTATCTAACGTGACCATAAAAGCATCGTTAACTACTTTAGGGTCGTTCATAAACTTGCGGATTGTGGCGGTAGGCTTAACGTTCTCATCGCCGTACTCATGAACAAAAGCACGGTCACTATAGTCAGGGTGAACTTTGGCAACAAATTTGCCATTCTCGTGAGTAACCTGCAAGGTATCAGCGACGTCTGCATCCCAGCCGTTTTGTATTGCATGATTACGCAATTGGGCGGTCATATACCTTGCGGTGTCCTGCTTTGCTTTCTGCGTAGCCTCTATAAGTTTCTTCACTTCTCATCGCCTGTACGTTGAGCAATTTTACCGCCAACGTAGCCAGCAATTATGGATAGCAAAACTTCTTGACCAAAGGTAGGTTTGATGGCTCCACCAACCGCTCTAATGAACTCTCGTCGTTCTTGAGGGTTGGGTATATCGCCAACACGTTCCCACCAAGGTTTCCAGTCCTTAGATGACATCGCAAAATCCTTTATTAAAGGTGCAGGGCTACGTTAGTAGATAGGCTCCGCATGGATACCTACACATCTAGAGTAAAAGAAAAGCCAGCATAATGCTGGCTAAACTTTGTTTGTGTTGAAATTAAGGTTTGTAATTACTTTTTACGAGCGTTCACGGATTGCCTAATACGCTTGGAAGCAGTTTTTCTAGCCCCTGAACCCAGTGCAACTACTGGTCCGTTCATAGGTAGACCAGCCTTACCAGCCCTGTTAGAAGCACTTAAAGCCTTCTTGTAACCATAACCCTCGTCAGGTCCTAGTCCACGAGAAATACCAAGTTGTTCGTCAGCCTTGGCACGGACCAATTTTTTAACTGCGTCTTTTTTGAGTGATGCTTTAGCCTTTTTACCTGCACCAATAACATTTTTACTAACAGGCGTACCGTTTAGATTGCGACCCGATGCCTTTATTGCTGCTTTGCCTTTACTCGGCTTTGTTTTATTATTTAGCGGCATTATTTCTTTCCTGCTTTCTTTTTAAATGAAGGACTAGTTTTACCGTATTTTGAGATTGGTGCTCTTGCCTTGCCATTTAGCCCAGTAACACCTGCTGGAAACTCGCCACCTTTAATGGCTTTTTTCATTTGAGCGTTTGTTTTTACACCCATTAGTCCCCATGTTTGCTTATCCGACTTTCCAGATTTATCTAGGGGAGGTTTTCCACCATCTCCCGTAACAGGGGATTTGTATTCTTTACTGGTCTGATAAGTGACTTTTTTACCGTCAGGCGTTCTGGCAGAACGGGTAGTTACTTTGCCAGCCTTACGAACTGGCTTTGGTGTTTTAGCCATTATTTCTTTCCTGCTTTCTTTTCACGCTTGTCTTCGGCTTTCTCGCCTTTTTTACCCTCACGCTTCTCGTGAGCGGCTTCTTTAGCCTTGATACCCTTGATAATCTTGGCATCAATCTTCTTGTCTTCAGCCATAGTCTTAGGCTTCTTAGCCTTACCATGAGCATCGTCAGCCTTCTTAAAAGCCTTCTTCTCATCTTTTTCGGTTAGACCAGCCTTACGGAGCATCGCTGCATCCTTCTTCTTGTCTTTAGACTCGGTGTACTTACCTTTTTCGTATGACGGTTTCTTAGCCATTAGTAGGCTCCTTCTTGCAGTTGCAGTTGTCGCAGTTACAATCCATTTTTACTTCTTTCCTCCACGGACTTTGCCTAGAGAGTTCTTCTTGCGGGCTGCAAGACTCTGGTCACGCTTCATGTTAGGGTTCTTCTTTGTCTTACATGCTGGACATGTTCCACAAGTACAAGGTTTCTTTGCAGCCATTACTTACCTGCTTTCTTTGTGTAAGTCTTTACTGGCTTGCCGCCACGAGCAACAATAGACTGGTTGACTCTCTTAGTAATTTTAGTGTTTTGACCCTTACTTCTAGGTGTAACTTTTTCTCCTACACCTTTACCAAGTTCCCTATCAGCCTTATTAAACGCTCTATAAGCCTTTTCTTGCTTAGGAGTAAAATCTCTAGCATCTTTCCAGGACTTACCTTCTACGCCTGTTTGTTTTGCAACTTCTTTAGTTGCACGAAATCGGACTGTTTGACCTGCGTATTTCTTGGTGTCTTTGGCTAAGGTCTTTTTAGTTACTGCCATTTACTTCTTCTTTCCTGCTCTACGCTTGTTCTCTTTAGCCACGTTCTTAGAGTGGCTCATGGCTTGAAGGTTTTTCATGCCATCCCGACCTTTACGCCCACCATTATCTTTATGGTCAACATCAGTATCTTTACTCAGTTTACCATGTTTGCTTTCGTAGTCTGCTCTAGCCTTATTTTTACTTGTGGTTTTCCAAGTACCATCTTTTTGCTTAGTTTTGTAGACATAGATTGGTCTGCCACCATTGGCTTTAGAGCCCTTATAGGGTCCAAACTTCTTAGTCTCCGCCATTGAACTGCCTCCCCATATTAGGGTTATTTGATGAGTTTTTTTCGCTGTTACAACCCATACACCAATTTTCTGGAGATTTCTTTAACTCTCTAGCCTCAGCCATTGTCTCAGCCATGGCAAACCCACCATCATGATTTGGGCTGTCGCAAACAACCTCATAGCCATTACCGTTTTGCTGGTCCCACTTATGGATAGTAACTGTACTTTTTTTAGCCATTATCTATGTCTCGCTGTCTTCTTAGCAATCTTCTTAGGCTGAGGAACAAACTGCTTACCAGCCTTTCCACCATCACCCTTTTTCTTCGCACGGTTAGTAGCAGCCTTCTCACCAGGAGTTAGGTCCTCCCAAGCCTTCTTTGGAAGATAGCGTTTCTTACCCTTAGATGGTTTTCCATCTGAGGTAGTCCACTCTTCTTTAGTCCACTTGTCTAGTGACTGTTGAGGTTTTGCTTTAGCCATTAGTTCTTGTAGCCTCCGCCAGCCTTCTTGTATTCTGCGGCTAGAAGTTGTGCTTTACGGGCAGACCACTCACCTGGGTCTCCGCCCTTAGTACCTGCTTTAATCTTTTTAAATAGACGTTCACGAAGTTCTGGCTTAGTATAGTTGCCAGCCTCATTGACCCTAGATTTACTTTTTGCTGGTTTTTTTGCTGCCATTACTTAACTCGTTTTTCTCTAACCGTAAACTTAGTTGCTTTCTTGGTGCTTCCAGTAACTACACCGCTGTATCGGTTTACAATGTTTTGTTTTCCTTTAGTGGGCGAAGTTGAACGGGCTCTAGTTTTACTTTCAGCCACTTCTCTCGAATTAGAATCCATGTTCATTAATGCTTCTTGACGACCTTTAACACCTTTTGCTAAAGGAGCACCTGCTGCTGCTCGTGCTTTAAACTGCTTAGGACTTAGTGAACTAGCCATTATTTTTTACCTTTCTTCTGTGGGTTCTCTTTATGCCACTTACGAGTCGCCTTTACGCCATCTTTAACTGTCTTAGAGCCAGCAACCTTGGTAAGGTTCATCTTGTCGTATTTGCCACCTTTTTTATCGGTGTGGTCAACGATTATTTCGCCTTTTTTATTCTTAGTAACTGTGTGGCGTACACCGTCTTGAGTCTTTACTTTAGCCACGATTCCTCATGTTCTCCACCGCACCTTTAACAACACCTTTAACAGCACCAGTGTAGTATGCTGTTTTGACTTTACGTAAAGAAACACCTTTTTTAGCGGCAAACTGTATTGCACTTCGCACCGTCTGTGGGGCAATTTCATTAGCAACTTGATGTTCACGGTCAACATATAACTGACGTTCAGCAGGAAGCATAGACGTATCTTTAGCAATTTTCTTTTGCTTACGACCTGTAGTCATTACGCCTTTAGCATAAGCCTCAGCGGTGCTTTTAACTATGGCTGTTGGTTTTAACTTTTTAGCCATTACCATTTAACCTTGTCTGCCCAGTATGCCGCAGACATCTTACCTTTAGAAATGTTTGCTGAATGACGAGCCTTGAACGATTCACGACGCTTACGATAAGACGCAGACTCTCCTTCTTTTTTAGGAGAACCAGAAACACCTTGCTGTCCAAAACGAATAGTCTTAACTTGGTCACCCTGTTTAGCAACAACAATGTGTGACTTAGTTGGATGGTCTGGAGTACGCTTAGGCTTGTTGTAGCCTGATACACCAGCACGGGCTAGTCTAGGGTCTTTAGATGTAGGCATTATTTGTCCCTCTTAAATCCGACCTTCTTGCGAGGTCCTTTACCTGTAGTACTGTAGCGGCTGTGAACCTTTTCTCCAGCAGTATCGGTAGGGTTCTTTTTAATGTTACCTTTGTGCTGTGCCTTTACGGTCTTTTCGCCTTTACCAATAGAGTCTTTAGTGTTTGACACATTGGTCTTATGCTGCTTTTTTGGTCTAGGTAGAGCCATTATTTTTTCCTCGTTTTCTTCTTTACTTTTTTAGGAAGTTTCTTCTCTGGTGTGTGTGCTTCCCATTTAGCCGCCATTTTAGGGTCATTAGCATACATCCATTTACGTTGTGCTTCAGACTTAAAAGGCATGACTACCAACTACTTAGGGCTACACGTCTCCAGGTGTTAGTTGCTACACATACATATAGATAACCAGATGCGTAGGCTAATTGTCCTGCTGTACCTGAAGAAGTTGCGGTAGCGGGTACTGCGGTCCATGGACCAACTTTAGTGTCTAGGTAATCTAGGGCAGTATTTAGGGTTCCGCCCCAAGAAGACTGTCCTACAGTGGGTTTAACTAGTGGCATATTTTCTACTCTCCGTAAAGGTCAGAGCCGTAAGTACTTGTTCCGTATCCGTAGGTTCTGAATTCTGATTTAGATGGCAAAGCATAGTTTTGGAACTGTGGGTCGTTTACCAATTCTTCGGGGTTCATTTGGTTACAATCCACGGTGACTACTGCCCAGCGGTATCCGAAAGAACCTCTTGGTAGTACTCTGGTAGGAACAAAGACTTCTCCTCTGTACACAATTCTATCTTTAATGTGGTTGTTAGAATCGGTTAAAAGTGTAGGTAAAAATCTGTTTACTTCTCCTACGTTAATTACAAGGCGTAGGGTGTCAACAACATAGAAACCACGTTCATTCATGACGTTTGTACCACGAACAAACTGAGCCATAACTACAGGCATTTTTATAGGCAACATCCAGCGTCTACCTTTTTCAGGAACAGACGAAGAGACATCATAGATGTCATCTACAATGTCTGTATAGTTGTCTCTTAAGTAGTACTCTTGCCATCTCCACCAATCAACATCTACACCAACGGTAGCACCTAGTTCTTCGCCAATTCCTTCATACATGGATTTGGCTTCATAATCTATGCTGAATTTACCGTTATCGGCTCCGCCACCACGCATTACTTAACTCCATAAACAGTCCAAGAGAATCCAGGGGTTGTAGTAGCGGCAGAAAAGTAAAGTGCGGTTACAGGGGCGGTTACGTTGGGGTTAGTACCAAACCCAAAACCACTTCCGTTAGTCCAAGTAACATTTTTATTGGTTAGGTTATATCCAGGCTCAATTATTTCTATGTTAATTATTTCCCCTGTACTAAGGCTTGAGCCATTGCCAATGTTGTATGACGCACCAGAAGTAGTAGAATTTAATGAAGTTGACCCATAATTGCTGTAGGTATAGGCATACCCAGTAGTAGTTGTGCTATTAATCTTTAACGAAAATGTTCCTGTACCTGAGGTTGCTCCTAAAAAGACAACAACTAGTTTTCTGTACCCAGTTGAGACAAGGCTTGTTGTTAACGCAATATTTGACGAAGGACCTCCCGAATAACTTATTGCTCCAGTGGCTAGTTCAGTATATTCAGCAGGAACTGGAGTTCCTTTGTCTCCAGCAACAGTGATGTTCCATGAGGAAATAGTGCCTGTACCAGAAGTATTATCCGAAGTGAAGATAATAGTAAGAGTTGAAATGGAGGTAATTACACCTTCCATGTAATTTGTTGGAGTAGCGGAACTAGCAACTCTTATCCTTGTTCCCTGAACCAAAGCACCAATTTTATTTACGGTGATTGTCTTTGAACCAGTACCAATGCTCACAGAAGATGTAGAAGTAATCCCGTCAAACCCAGCCCCAGTCGCTCCAGTTGCCCCCGTAGCACCAGCCGCACCAGTGGCACCAGTAGGTCCCGTAGCACCCGTAGGTCCAGTAGCACCAGTAGCACCAGTAGGTCCAGTCGCTCCAGTCGCTCCAGTGGCACCAGTAGCACCAACGTTACCTGCAACAGTAAAAGTCCATGCGGTTATGGTTCCCGAACCACCAACAGTATCGACATCTACAGTTATAGATGAGTCTAAAGTAAGAGAAGTAATAACACCTTCAACATAATTGGCTGGAGTGCCAGTGTTCACAACTCTAACTCTTGTACCAATGGCGTATGCACCAGTAGATGCAACAGCGAATACTTTAGAGCCTGTGCCAACGGCAACAGAACTTGTGGAAGTTACTCCGTTAAATCCTCTACCGTTGGTGCCGTTAGTACCGTTAGTACCGTTAGTTCCCGCATCACCTTTGGGAATAGAGAAATTAAATACCGCAGCAGATGAAGTGCCAGCGTTGGTAACGGTTGCTGAGGAACCAGGAGAACCTGTTGTTACTGTACCGACAGCAATAGTAGCCGCTGTTCCAGTAGCACCAGCAGGTCCAGTCGCTCCAGTAGCACCAGTGGCTCCAGTAGCACCAGTAGGTCCAGCCTGGTTTTGGTATGGAAGTTTATTTACGCCATCGTTATTGGCACCGTTCCATTTAGTTGTGCCATCACCAATCTTAAAGTATTTGGTGTCTGTCTCGTAGCCAATTTCACCAGCAGCCAGAACAGGGTTGGCAGAGTTCCAGTTAGCCGCAGTATCTCTACGTACTTGAATAGTGGTTTTTACAGGCATGAAATCTCCTAAAGTCTTATTTTATTGTAGGGCTAAACTTAGTTAGATAAAGCCTGAACCTGAGCCTCTAGTTCTTCCACCTTAGTCGCTAGTAGTTTTACTGCCTCAGCGACTAGTTTTAGGTCATCAGGGCTTACATAACCGTCTTTACCAAATTGTTCTAATAATTCATTGAGGTTCATTAAGCCCACGCTCCAGCGATAATTCCAGGTGCTCCTGTACCAATCTTTTGAATTTCCAAAAGCGTTCCTGTTTGTGCTGTAGCAGAGGAGCCACCACCAGTAGAAATTTGGTATTTAAACTCCACAGTTCCACCAGTTGTAGCATTAGTTCTAAAGAAACCTTCTACTAGAATTGTGGCTCCAGTAACGCTGGCACTAAGTGACGGGCTAACGCTTACAGCAGAAGTAGAAGTAGTTCTAAATGACTGAACACCACCAGAAGTACCTGAAGCAAAAACCGCACTATAGTTTATTGCTACAGGAGTTTGGCTAAATGTAGGAACCAACTGAATGGCGGCAGGTACTGCTGAGAATGTAAAGTTAACACCTAAATTCAAACGGAAGTAGTAAGTCTTAGCCGCTTCCAAAGTAAGTGCTCTAGCACCTGCCTGGAAAATAGATTGAGACGAGTTAGTGGTAGCCGCAGTTGCGTTTGCGTTAGAAAATACACGGGCAATTGCTGGAACCATTAATCTTCCAGTAGCAGTACCAGATGTAACGGCATAAAAGATGTCGCCATCGTAGTCCATAGCACCAGAGGTGGCTGTTGGTGCAACAGAGTTGACTTGGAATCTAATTGGCTCTACGCTTCCAGAACCTGCTGCAAGAATTAAATCGCTTGTTAATGTTCCGCCAGTAAATGTTCCACCAACAGTAGTCCAAGTAGGGGTAGTTCCAGAACCACCAGAAGTTAATACCTGACCGTTAGTGCCTGAAGCACCTGAGAGAAGTAGTCGTCCGTTTATGTCGAAAGTTGATAATTGTTTTGGCATAGGCTAATCCTATCCAGTGATAACTAGTGTGTAGTTGCTCAAAGTTACAGAATTTGCGAATGTAGCAACTACAGCAGAGGTAGTTGCTGTAATGTCACACTCAACCAGAGTAGCGGTGGAAGTAGAAGTGTCATAAACTTGAGCAGTCACTAGGTTAGTTGACCATGTATTAGTCCATGAAATGGTGGTTCCTGAGCCAGCACCCACTTGAGTTGCTTTTCTAGCGATATTTGTAATTGCTCCAGAAGAGCCGTTTACAGTTGTAACACCTGTTGCCGATGTTAGATAGGTGCTGCTATCTACAGAGCCGTCTGCTTTTAAAAACTGGCTAGATGTTCCAGATGTTTTTACAAACGAACCAGCAGTCATTGCACCAGTAATAGTGACGGCTGAAGGCAAAGACAATGTTACAGAACCTGTTGAAGCAGAAGCAGTAATTTGGTTTGTAGTTCCAGCAATGCTAGAAACGCCTGTGCTTGAAGTTAAGTAAGTGCTGGTATCGGCAGAAAGAACTCCGCCAGTGCCCAGTTTTACAAAGCCAGAGGTGCCTACGCTCGGTAATTTTATAGAAGCACCGCCAGTAGAACCAATAATAACGTTTGCTGTGTTGGTACTACCAATAGTTACGTCACCATTAACACCAGTTGCACCTCCCGCACCAGCCACAATAGAAACTGACCCACCGACACCATCGGTTACGGAAGACGCTGCACCACCGACTATAGATACGCTACCACCACTGGTTCCTAGACCTGAACCTCCAGCGGTTGCTGCACCACCTGTTACAGATACGCTACCACCATTTGCTGGACCGCCAGAGAACGACGTAGCACCAGCAGTTAAAGTCATAGACCTACCAGTGCCAGTGGCTACTGAAGGTAGTGAGATGGCAAGAGTGGCTCCAGAACTACCTGTAATTGAGGTAATACCGCTTATTGCCTGAGCCGCAGAAGAAGATTGTATTGCGGTAGTACCGATGTAAAGGCTTGGAAGATAAGTAAACCCAACAGTTCCAGAACTAATGTTGGACCCGCTCAATGCGGTTACGTTTGAGCCGTCTCCATAGAACCTAGTGGCGTATAGGTAACCTCCGTAGTTTAGTCTAGTTGTACCAGAAGGGGTTGTGGTGCCACCATCGAACTGACCTGTGGTTGCAGTTGTTCCATTGTATTCAACAAACGATGCTGACGCTGAACCTGCGGTAACACCTCTGTCTCCAGGAACTGTTCCGCTACCAAGGTTTGAAGCGTTTAGGCTTGTTAGGCTCGCACCAGAACCGCTGAACACAGTCGAAGTAAGCGTTCCAGTTGAAGGGTTGAAACTTAGTTTTGAAGATGAAACCTTTTGAGGCAAGTTACCTGAAGTTGTGGTAACCCATGTAGGGTACATGGTTGCGTTAGTAGTAGTGTCATCAGTAATCGCTGTGTTGGTAGCATTGGTTGCGTTTGTAGCGTTAGTAGCGTTTGTTACAGCGGTAGAGCCAATAGCGGTAACAATGTCAGAGGCTGAAGCAACTGTAACCGCACCAGTTCCAGCACCCTTTAGAAGTGAGCCAGAAGTAAACGTGGTTGCCCCAGTACCGCCAGAGGCTACAGGTAGGGTGCCTGTTGTAAGGGCTGAAGTAGATGTAGCATAAAGTGCTCCACCGCTAGTAAACGAGGTAAGTCCTGTACCACCCTTAGTTGTACCAATAGTGGTAGCGTTCCAAGTTCCAGTACCAACAGTTCCTAGGGTAGTAATAGAAGTCTGACCTACGTATGTAGAAGCAATGTCTACAGAGTTAGCCCCAACAGTAATTCTGTCAGCAGTTCCAACAACATTTATTTGGTTTGGGTTTGTGCCGTCTGGTGCTAAACCATTACCAGCAAGAACAGTTGATGAACCAGAGAACTGAGACCAAGCAATTGCAGTTGTACCAATCGCAGTAATTACTGCTGTTTGAACAAATCCGTTTCCACCATTGACAGTACCTGCCAAAACATAAGTAGTGTCACCTGCTGCAACTTCTGGAGTTGAGTTAGAATCTGTGGCACGGGTAAATACGAACGAAGTTGTGTTTCCAACAGCACCGACAGAAGTTACGGTATAGATACCGTTTTCCAATCCTGCTACTTGGTTCTTAATAAGAACACGGTCTGTTACGGTTAAAGACTGACCGTCAATAGTTATTGCGGTCCAGTTAGAAGAAGTAGCAATAGTAAGAGTAGCACCATCACCGCTAGTACCATTTGAATAAGTAGTGGTAATAGTTCCACCAACAAGGTTTCCAGCAGTACCTAGGGCACCTGTAGTAGCGTAGTTAACCGCAGGGTGAGCATTAAGACCAGCGGCAACACTGTCTACATACTTCTTGTTAGTGGCATCGTAATCGCTTGAAGGGTCTTTAAGACCAGTAATTTTGTATCCGTTAGAGCCGTTTGAACTCTGAAGGTCAATTGCTCCACCCATGGTTAAGCCAGTTAAAGTACCTACGCTTGTTAGGGATGAAGAAGTAGAAGTAGAAGTCAGCAAAGTTGCTGAAGAAGGAATTGTAGTTCCATTTACAGAGGTAACTCCCGCAAGAGAGGTTACATCTCCAGAACTGTTTCCGATAGATACCGATTGAGTACCAATGTAGAACGTGCTTCCACCACTAGCAATCGTTTTCCAACCAGAATTGTCACGATACTTTAATACGTTTAGCGTTGAGTCATACTGTATGCGACCAGTTCCAGTGGTGAGTAAGTCAATAGAAGCAGTGGATAGGTTACCAATTACAGCACCCTGAAGTTCTAAACCGTTCAGGTTGATTGGTGTCAAAAAGTTACGAGCCATTTACATTCCTATGATAAGTAGGCAGTGCCAGTACTAGCAATGCTAAAAACTATGTTTAAATTATTACTGTCTACGTGGTAAACGTTGCCTTCAATATTAAAAAGTGCTGAATCAACTGTTGTTACGTTTGGTTTAAAACCAAGGTTATGATTAATGCTCCAAGTAGAGGATACCGCATTTTGCGTGTGGGTATACGCTATAGTCTGAGTTGGTCCAGCAGGTCCTTGAGGTCCAGCAGGTCCAGTAGGTCCCGTAGCACCAGTCGCTCCAGTTGCTCCAGCAGGTCCTTGAGGTCCTCTTTGACCTGGAACTCCAGGCAAAGTATTAATGTCTACTTCAGGTTGCCCTTGGTCATTTGGTACACCAAAATTAGGGTCGCTATAAGTCGGACCTGGGGGAGAAACTACGCCAGGACCAGATTGTAGTAAGCCAATATCAACTTCGGGTTTTGGAGGAGTAGGCATTAGATTACCACCGTACTTCTTCTAGCAGTGAAGAAGTTTCCGCCCTTGTATTCAATAGACTCACCAGTAAAGTAATCCACTGTAGATAACGACCAGTAAGTGCGTTCGGCTATACGAAGAGTCTGGTCAGAGGTTAACGATAGTGAGAAAGTGTATGCCTTAGAAACATTTGTTTCAACCTGACCAGTTAAACCTGTTAACGATACTGCCGTGGTTCCAACACCAGTAACTGTAAATGTAGTAGAGCCAGCAGTTACTACGGTGTAAACTCCATCAACAGCGTCATCTACATCTGTAACTACTACGCTGTTTCCAACTGCTAGACCGTGAGCAGCACTAGTGGTGAACGTTACGGTGGTACTACCAGAGGTTCTAACGGCATCAGTAATAACATCTGTGCCGCTGCTGCTCACAGACAAAGTAAAGTTCTGCACCGTTAGAACTGAGCCTCTTTGGTTCAACAATTTTGCTGTGAACAACTTTCCAGCAAAGTTATCGGTATAAGT